ATGGAAGAACTTCACTTTGTTTACATCAATGCAAATGGTCGTATCGCTGTTCACTCTATACAGAGCATCAGTTATAGCGAAAATCATATACAGGGCATTTGTAAGAACACCGATCGAATAAAAACCTTCCGAAAAGACCGCATTCTTAAACAGTACGATTCACCAGAACAAGCCATTCAGGAATGCGCGTCATTCCTCCCCGAAAACTACTCACATCTCACTAAGCAGTCTGGTCCGAAAAAAAATACATTCGATGTGTGCTTCACCGGATTTAAGAAAGCAGATAAAGAAAGATTGGTTGATAAGGCGAATGAACAAGGATTAACGGTAAGAACCTCTGTAACCCAAAGCCTTCAGATGCTCTGTTGCGGTTACAATGCAGGCCCATCAAAAGTATCGGCAGCCAGGATGAAAGGCACAATCATCATAGATGAGCCTGGCTTTATACATTTTCTTGAAACGGGTGAGATCCCAGATGAATAAAAACCTGCCGTAGCAGGTTCTCTTTCTCAAAAATTCATATGCCCCTGACCACCTGGTAATGGATGTGGAGGGGCTGTAGCAATCAATGCAGGTGTCACAATAAACCGGACCACTGTTTCATGGGTAACAAAAGTGCTCCCGCAGTTAATATTTTGGCACTGGCAGTAACGCTCTTTGGTGCTTTCTGTTACTTGAAAACTGCTCCTTGTGTGCGCCGCATGACCACACTTCGGACAATTCATCATATCCAGATCCCTACCTTTGCTATCAGAATCATTGTAATGATACACAAAATATCAATATTGAGAACACTTTATTCCATTTCAAGATCATCAATCTTCACTTCGAGTTCAATACTGGTTGTAAAACCGTTATCCGGGCTGACGGTATGTGTCAGAGTCGTAATGGTCCATTCCGCATCATCTATCGGCTGTTTAAAGCCACTGACTTTCACTGGCATTTCCGTGTAGAGATCTGCCCGACCTTCCGCCAGTTGTAGCGAGAATGACGCAACGCCGCGTTGCAGGCGTTCCCACTGCATTTTCGCTGCCCGTTCAGCGTTGCTCCGGTTGGCATAAGTGCGATTAAGTACCAGCACGTTTTCATCCGTACCCACCAGGTAATCGCCCTGCTTCGCTTCCGGCTCTTTCTTCTGCTTTGCGGTCCTGCGCTTACGCTTCACCGTGGTGCTTTCTTTCTTCGCGGGTTCGCGGGTATGCAACCAACTGGCAATTACGCCCGTATAGGCTCCGCGATCTGCCAGGGTAAAGCGGTGACTGTCGCCGTCCTTGCGTGTGATAGTGATCACCGGCAGAGGTTTACCGCTGGCGCTTTTGCCCTGTCCCTGCCGGATGAATAACAGATTGCCATTTTTCACCGACGCGATGGCACCGTACTGTCGCGCCAGCCGCATCAGAAAACTGCCGTCACTCTCATTGGTCTGGTCTATATGTTCCACGGGTTTATCTGACAGGTCTTTACCCAATGCCATCTTCAGTTTGTGCCGCGCAGCTATTTCCTTCACCACTTCCCCAACGGTGGTCTTGTGCCACGACTTTTCACGACGGGTATTCAGCGTTTCACGAAAATCAGCACTTCGCGCCCGGATAGTCAGGCGGTCCGGTGCGCCAGTGTGTTCAATCTCGTCCACCGTGAATGCCCCTTTCGGGAAAAGCGGCTGCCCCTTCCAGCCCAGCGCCAGCGTAATGACCGCACCACGGCGCGGCAGCACGATTTTTCCATCGGCGTCGTCCAGCTCCAGATCAAGCTGGTCCGCTTCAAAGCCCCGGTTATCCGTCAGCATCAGCCCCATCAGGCGGTTGTCCAGCACAGTGGTGATATCCCTGCCTTCAATACTGATGCTGAATGCCGGAGTTTTGTTGCCTTTGTTAAGCAGTTCAGAGCTGAAATTCACGACAGCAGCCCTCCCACCGTTTTACTGATATCGCTTAAGGCAGATGTTGCCGTTCCCTGCAGATTATTCAGTTGCGCACTGAGATCACCGAACATATCGGGCAGGGATTCATCCACGCGTTTTAGCGACAGGGTGAACTCAATCCTGCGCGGCATACCGTCGCGGAAGAACTCCGTTTTAGTCTGATTCAGTCCCTCAATCACATACATGCCGTAAATCGTGCCGCTGCCTTCAATCAGGGGCCATGCTTTTCCCTGTTCTGCCATCTGCTCCAGAGCCAGCAACGACAGCCTGCCGCCCGTTATCTCCGGCATAAGAACACCGGAAAGCGTCAGCATGTCGTTGTCCGGTCCCAGAAACTGCGTGGACGGACGACGGTTTACCCGGCTGTTTGCCGCATGTCGCCAGCTGCGTTGATACTGCAGTTCCTGATACGGAACGGTGCGCAGCATAAACACGTACAATCCCAGCACCATCATCATGCGTCGTATCCCCCCTGATCGCTGTAGTTACTCCTGGCTTTTGCCTTCAGCCTGCGTTCACGTTCATCAAGCTGGCGTGCCACCTCCCGCGCAATATCCTGCGCACTTTGTCCTGGCTGCGTCTGGATGATGATCTGCGTCGGTGCCTCAATCCGGTGAACGGGCGGCACAGCAGCTACGCGACTCACCATCGCTTCACCGCCTTTCGCGGGAAGCGCCAAAGGATGCAACGGTGGAAGCTCTGCTGGCGCGGCAGCAACTCCCATCATTCCGGCGACAACCGCAGCCAGTGCAGCGGTATTTCTCCGGCTGGTCACGTTTGCCGGACCGTTGACAATTTCCGGCCCGTTTTCACCGACAATGCCGAACTGCCCGCGCGGGATATAGCCGCCGCTGTCATACATCCCCGCAAAGCCATATCCCCATGACGGAAAACCACCCGATGGCATCATCACTTTACCGTCTGCATTCACCGTCGCAGGTTGCTGACGCGTCACGCTTTCCGGCAGTTTCGCCTTTGCAGCCTCTTTACTGACAATGCCGAGTTTCTCCAGCAACCAGGAAACGCCGGATTTCAGGGAGTCCAGCGGATGCATGACCATATTCAGCCCTTCCGCCAGTGCCTCCCCAAATCGTCGCCCCATTGCCGCTGCGCTCTGCAGTTCGGCAGAGGTCGACTTAACGGGCGTCAGCAGATCAGTAAACCAGCCCCACAACGCCTGCACTTTGTCGCCAATCCACTGAAACACAGGCTTAAGTGGTTCGAATGCTGCACTGATGGGACCTGCCGCCGCTTTGAATCCTTCCACCACACCAGCGAGAAATGCGGTGATGGGTTGCCAGTATTTCCAGACAACCAGCGCCACGCCTGCCAGTGCAGTAACCACAAGACCTATCGGACTGAGCAGAGTACCTAACAGACCAGATACGGCATACAGGGCAACGCGCAGCATCGCCAGTGGACCAGATGCCAGTACTCGCAGCACCGTGCCTGCGGCGACCAGTCCACCGCGCAGTACCGCCAGAGGATTCATAAACATCACAGCAACAGCACGTAAACCGGATAATCCAGACCGCAAAAGTGCAACCGGCGCACCTGCTACAGTTTTCAGGACATTTCCCGTCAGTGATGCCGTACGGCGCAAAGACGACAACGGCGCAGTAAGTAAACCCGCTGCGTTGCCCGATGAAGCAAGCCCGCGTCGCAGCAGTGCCAGTGGAGCGCCAGCTAACCAGGACAACGCGCTGCTGGTTCGTGTTACTGCTGCCGTAACGGAAGGTAACGTTTTGATACCCAGCACAGAGAATCCCAGACGGATGACTGCCAGCGGCCCCAGCACTGCAGCCAGCGTCACCGCTAAGGTGCCGAGGCCTACGGTAACCGCAGCCACAACAGCCGCTACTTTCATCAGTGTGCCTGTCAGTTCCGGGTTAGCTTCCACCCAGCGGCGCAACGCCCCCATGATGCTTTTCACCGTGTACAGAATATCCATCAGCGGCTGGCGCAGCGTTTCGCCCAGGCTGCTGAAGGTGTTCTGCGCTCCGGTTTTGACCAGCAACCACTGAGCAGAAAGTGAGTCTTTGTTGATGTCGGATTCTTTCTGCATGGAACCGAGCGCATCATTGCCCGCTGTCAGTTTTAGCTGGCGCTGCAGTTCCGGAAGGTTGTTTGCCAGTTTCGCCGCGTCATCACCAAACTCTTTACCAAACAACATGGTCATGGCAGACAGACGCTTGTCCTGCGGCAGTGCGTTCACCTTCTCCAGCACACGCTGGATAGTTCCCATCGCATCCTTCGTCATCTGCTTTTCAATCACTTCAGGATTGAGTTTCAGCAGATTCATCCCTTCAAAGAAACTCTTGCTTTGCATGGTGGCAATGGACAATTCACGCACCATCGCGTTTGCTGCACTGGCTGCAACCTCCGGCGCAGCGCCCAGTGTCAGAAAGGTGGAACCCAGTGCCGCCGCTTTACGATAATCCAGACGGTCAGCCACACCGCCCAGACGTTGCATCACATCAATGATGTCCGCCCCTTTCGACATGGCGTTATCATCCAGATAGTTCAGCGCATCGCCGAGCTGTTCAATATTGCGGGTAGGTATTTTGTAGAGCTGGGCGATTTTCCCCAGACTTTCTGACAGTTCATCCGCTGGCAGCTCAAAGGCTGTTGCCGCCTTTGCTGCCGTACTGGCGAAGGCCAGCAGGTCACGTTTCTGGTCTTCCCAGCTGTCGTCAGGGTTTGCGACGTTCATGCGCGCACCACCTTCAACCAGTGCAGCGAAGTCCACCGCACCGTTTTCCATCGGCAACTGTTCGCTGGCAGCCTTGATGGCATCCTGCATTTCATAAAAACGTGCAGTGCGGTTGCCATTATCGTCACGCAGACCATTGACCTGCTTTGCCACACCTTTCATGGCATCTTCCATGCTGGTATAGCTTTTTACTGCCGCCATCACTGGCGCACCCATTGCCAGCCCTGCAGCCGTGGTAGTGGCTCCGGCTCCTGCGATGCGATCGCGCACTTCAAGCCGTCTTGAGTATTGTTCTCTGGCAGCGTTCATCCGTGCCTGTTGTTCACCCAGACGTTTAAGTGCTTTTTGCTGGCCCTCCAGTGCCTGCCTTGTTTCTTCAGCATTTTTCTTAAGTTCTCGCTGGGCACTACTGAGTTGTCTGGTATCAATCCCTGATTCTTTAAGTGCCTGACGTTGTCTCTGGACCGCCCCCAACAAGCCGTTATAGGTCTGCTGAAGTTCCTGCACTCGTGTTTTGGCCTGACTGAATAACTTTGCCTGCGCGGCGGTTGGCCTGTTAGTGGCAGCAAATTGTGTGGCGAGTTTTGCCGCCTCTTCGCGGGCTGCGTTCAGGTTGTTGGCTGTTATGGCTAGTTGCGAGCGCGTCTTGCGAAATTCATCAATTCTGCCAGCCTGCTTATTCAGTTCTTTGAGGCTGTTTCGGGTATTCTGAATTGCGCCAGCCAGCTCTTTCGAACTGGCCTGTGCAGCACGGAATGGGCGGGTGAGTTTGTCAACCGCATTAAGAATGACCTGAAGGCGCAGGTTATTATCACTCATCGTTGGCCCCGCTTCTCTGAATCGCTTTATACCGCCATTCCAGCACTTCGGTCAGCGGCATAACGTCAGTAACGGATGGCGGCCAGTGAAAAATGGTGGCGATATCTGCCACCAGATCATCAACCGTCAGGCTGTCGGTAAACCTGCAAGCACCGACTTCTTCAACAAAAAAGTGACAACCTCAACCGACATGGCAGTGAGATCTGCCGGGTCCATCTCTGCAATTTCCTGTGCAGTCAGTGCCGGACTGGAGATGCGGGGGATCACGGTCATCATCGCGTTTACATCCATATCCATAATGGCCTGCAGGCGTGTACCGCGCAGCGCACCGGACTGCGGTTTACGCAGCACAATTTCGGTGATTTCTGTTTTACCGCGCTTGATGGGGGTATCCAGTTGAATGGTCTTTTCAGTCTGCTTATCGTTCATTTTGCTGTCCTGTAAATTGGGTTCTGGCGCGGTATCCCGCGCCGTTCAGATATATCAGAGGCCGAGGGCGTTGCGGTGCGCTTCCATCAGGTCCACACCGTCCACAATTTCCACCATGTTGATAAGGTCCACTTCATAGAGCACCTCACCATTGATGGTCAGCTTCGCGTAGCTGTTGGTACTGGTCACTTTGGTGGTGTTGCTTTCGCCCGTCTTCCACTCGCCGGAATCCACTTCTTTGTGACGTCCACGCACCACAAGCTCCACGGCCTGCACTTCTCCGGTATCGTCACGCTGGATAGAGCCGGTAAAGCGCAACTGGATGCCATCCACCGTGGCTTTGCCCATCTGCTTAAACAGCAGCAGTTCAGTACCACCAATGGAAAATTCTGTATCCAGTGCACTGTCATCCAGTCCCAGATCCACATCCACCGCCCCCGGCATTCCGCCGCCGCGATACTTCTCATATTTGCGGGTGAATTTCGGCAGCGTCAGCGACTCAACGATCCCCTGCCAGTTATTCCCGTCGTTAAACAGGTTCAGATGTTTTAATTTGCGTGGTAAAGCCATGTTGTCCCCTTACGCGCTGACCTGGCTGGCGAAATTCACCAGGTACTGATCGGTGATGCGCTGACGCAGCATCAGGTTTTCAAGTGGCGGCACTGGCGTGTAGTCGTAGTCGATCGTGAGTTTCCCGGCTTTCAGAGTGTCTTTGTCGTTCACCGACTCGTCCAGCCAGCAATCACCACCAATGAGATACCCCTGACTGACCAGGCTGCGCATTTTGGCGCGGATACCTTCGATAATGTCGCGAGCCAGCGACGGATTCAGCGGTTTGTCTACCGCCCACATGTGCGCTTCTGCCATCGTGTCCGTCAGTACCTGCGCGGTTCGGGTGTAGTTTTCGAAGGCAAAGAGCGGATCATCGCTCAGACAGCGGGAACCCCAGAAGCGGAAACCGTCTTTGCGGATAAGCGTGGTAACGTCGTTCTGGTTAAGCAGACCTGCATCGGTTGCCGGGTCCTGCAGATCCCAGAACACATCAGCAGAAATTCCGGTGACACCGTTCACGCCTACGTTGGACAGGCTTTTGTGCCATCCGGTCTGCTCATCAATTTTGGCGCGCAGACCGAGCGCACGGGCGGTGGCATATGCCGTTGCTTCGGCATTCAGCACCGTGTCCCAGCCAGTAAAGTCAGGCCAGATCAGCATCCCTTCGCGCTGGCTGAAGTTTTCGCGGTAAGTGATCGCCTCCTGCACTGTCTTGCAGCCATACGCTGACAGGTAAGCAAACCCACGCAGGCTTTGCGCCACGCTCAGCAACTCAGTAGCTACCGCCTTGGTGTCGTGGCCTGGCACGCCGAGAATGCGCGGTTTAACGCCGAGCTGTGACTGGGCAGATAACAGGGCTTTCATGCCTGTTTTTTTACCTTCAGCAGTCACTGCGCCGATGATATTGGTCGTGGTTTCTTCTTCCGTTTCACCCTGCGGCACACGCACAACAACGGTCACGGGTTTTGCCTGGTCAGCGATGGCATCCAGCGAACGGGCCAGCGTGCCGGACTCACCCGCTTTACCGCTGGCAGTCAGCACATCAGTGATCAGCACGGGTTTATTAAGAGGAAACATTTTTGCATCGGCATCATCGCCCGTGCAGACCATACCCACGATGGCGGTGCTCACCGTGGTAATGGATCGGGTGCCTTCGTTGATTTCAACAACGCGCACCCCGTGGTGGTAATCCTGAGCCATAGCGGCGAACCTCCTGATTGGATTAGGCTTCGCCCTATGTTGAAGTGATTGTGCCTGACAAACAGCTAAGCGCAGTTGTGTCGTTATTCACACAAAATAACGGTATTTGTCTGCTTGCAGGGATAATCAACATAATGCTGATTCAGGGGGATTCATTGATCTTATTTGCCGGAAATTTTCTATAAATGGTAGAAACGCCTACATCAAAAATCAGTGCAATACGCTGTCTTGATTCTCCGGCCTCGAGTAAACGCCCAATCTGTGCCCACTGTTCGGTGGTCAACTTAGGACGGCGTCCACCTACTCTGCCTTTGGCACGAGCTGCAGCCAGCCCTGCCCTGGTACGTTCAACTATCAGTTCGCGTTCCATTTCAGCCAGGGCACCCATGACATGAAAAAAGAAACGGCCCATTGGGGTACTGGTATCAATACTGTCAGTCAGGCTTCTGAAATTCACACCACGCTGGCGCAACTCTTCTATCAGCGTAACAAGATGCCGCATACTGCGCCCCAACCTGTCCAGCTTCCAGACAACCAGCGTGTCTCCTGCCGATAGTGTCCTGAGTAGTTTTTTCAGCCCCGGTCTGTCGGACTTAGTGCCACTGATTTTGTCCTCAAAAATCCGCTCACATCCCGCGCAGTTCAGTGCATTACGTTGCAAATCGGTGTTCTGGTCATTTGTTGACACGCGTACATAGCCAATAAGCATGATCATCCCCCTGAATAAAAACCGGAGATGATGCCAGTTAGCTGTTACCTCTGCATTTTCTTAAACGTTGGTTTAGGCGAAACGATAAATCGTGCCGCCGATGCGCTACAAAAATCACAGAACGGTGCAGACATTCCTGACAAGCCGCGGTTTGTACAAAATATCGGTTTAAAAGAAACGCTTAACCCAACAAAACGCGTGAGTATCGGCAATATCGGAACCGGCGTTTTTGACGGCAGCACACCGTGTATAAATATCGGTGACAGTGACAGTGGATTTATCGGCAGCGCGGATGGCGTACTGGATATTTACTGTAACGGTGCCAAAGTGGGTTATATCAATGGCAACGGGCTGCACATGCTCACCGATATTCATTTCGATAATGCGCGCATGACCACTAATGGCGACATTTTTAGTTCAGTGTGGGGGGATAACTGGCTGAGTATCTGGATTACTAATCAGCTAAATACCCGTGGGACGATTGACTGGATCAATGGTGAACTGGCAATTCGTGACAACAACATCAACACCCGCGCCACATGGGATTATGTTAACCAGACTTTCGCCCGTAAAAATAGCGCCAGCATTCAGAACTGGGGCTGGATTCTGGACGACAGCACCGGATTTATAATGCAGTGGGGAACACTTGGTAACTCAAACGGAACCTACAATTTTCCGCGCGCTTTCCCTGTTGGTTGCTTTGCCGTTTTTGTAACCAATACCAACGCTCAGGGCGCCCAGGTGGATAACTCATTCGGATACCCGGTGAGCAACAGTCAGTTTTTTGCCGCCACCAAGTCATCAGGAATGGCCAATCTGGTCAATGATTTTCCTGTGGCCTGGTTTGCGATTGGGAGATAAATATCAATGAGCGATTATTATTACAGCTTTAAAGAGAAAGGCTTTTTCTGGCAGCCGGATACCAAATCAGGCGATTACCCGGATGATTTAATTCCCCTGGCCGATGAGCATTACCATGAACTTATGCAGGGCCAGGTGGACGGAAAATATATTGAGCACAGGAAAGGAGGCCCGGTACTGGTTGAGCATCGCGAATATACACCTGAAGAGCTGGTTGCACAGGCTGAAGCCAGAAAAGCGGAACTTCTTGCTGAAGCTGAATCAGCCATTGCACCACTGGCGCGGGCAGTAAAACTAAAAATTGCCACAGATGAAGAGATTAAACGGCTTGAAGCATGGGAACTCTACAGCGTAATGGTTAACCGTGTGGATACAGCTTCCCCTGACTGGCCGGAACAGCCAGCCTGACTAAACCCACAATAAAGGCTATTGTCCGGGCTTTTCCCCCGGAGCAATGGGCGCAGGCCGGGCGCCTGATTAGGGCAGGAGTACCGCGGCAGCAGGTAGCGATTATTTATGATGTGGGGCTGGGGCTGTCGACGCTGTACAGAAAGTTCCCGGCCTCTAAACTGGCTTAAATATGCGCATATGGCAATACCACCAGAAAATTTACAAAACCCATAATTTGAATTGAGAGAGAAACTTACAAACGAAGAGATGAATAATTAAACAGCCGTAGCGACTCCTGTATCTTGCGCGCATATTCAAATGAAACTACTGTATATAAAAGGGTCTTCCCCTGTTGTGGTGGCGTACACTGCCAATCAAGTATAATCCTCTTGACCTGCGCTTATCCTCAGGAGGTCTTAATGCGCCCTACATCCCTTAGCCTGACATTACCTTCGTTACCTCTACCCTCATCTTCGAATTCAATTTCAGCCACAGACATTCAATCTCTTGTAAAAATGTCGGGTGTGTGCTGGGTGAAAAACAACCAACAACTCTGATTCCACGGGACTGACCTTAAAATCTACCAGCATCTTGAAGCTGCTCTCGATAAGATCGAATCCACAGACACTGGACGTACTCTTTTGAACTGTATTGAATTAACATCCCGACTCAAATCAGAAAAACTGGCAATACATCTCGATTCAGCTGAGTTAGGGGTGATAGCACACTGCAATACGGATGCTGAAAACTCCCGAGGAACTGGCTCCGACTTTCACTGCTAATCTGCCCGACAGTAGTTTTGTTCACCAAAGTTCGAAATGTTTTTATATGAACATTGAGCTGATACAAAAGCTTATCCTTAGCTCATCTTCATACTGCCATGATACAGCGGTTTGCTTGCTGGTGAAGAAAAACGAAAAAGCCCGCATAAGCGGGCTTTTATGTCACTCGGGAGCCGCGGCTCCTTTGCGTATCCTTTTTTGTCCCCTCACCGTCTGGTCGGTGTCCTGCTGAGACTGCTAACTTCCTGTTATTGCTAGCGATGTCCTATCACTGTCCAATCATGATTGGTGGAGCTGGCGGGAGTTGAACCCGCGTCCGAAATTCCTACATACCATTTTTACTACAGAAAAAATAATGATTTATGTTTAAAAACAATACTTTAGTGTTATGTGGTGTTTGACAGTTTTATCTGTTTTTAAAGCTCTGCCGCCAAAATGTCGCCATCATCAATCGCGTCTCAGCTGGGGTAAGCGAGACATCTTGGCGGGTTGATAAGCTATAGTGATCAAGAACTGAGAATACTTGAACCAATTCTCTAGAATCCCTTCACCATATATCAAAATTTTATCTTCTATAGGGAAGTACAAGTTTACCACTTCATTTCTGCAAGTATCCAAGAAGGCGTAGGTTATCTCTTCTAAGGATTGCAGTGATTCGTACAGAGTGCCAAAATCATAAAATGGTGAATAAACTTGGTATTTATTATAACTATCATTTATTACAAATGACTTTTTATAATGAAATCCACCTAAACACAACAGTTTACAAGTTTTTTCATAAATAATCATAACTCCTACAAATATTCTCATCTTTGTTGTGCAAAGTTCCTCTGTAGGATGTATTTGATTTTCACTCTCGGATAATTGCTTGAGTCTTGCGTTGATTTCTACCCAACATTTGTGTAAATCAATAACAAATTGCTCATTAATATCTAATTGTTGAGAATCATCAGGCGTAGATTGTGGGTATGCTTTTCTATATAGTTCTTGTGGATGTTTTATAAAATGTTGGTAGATTGCTTCAGCTTGAGCTTCCTGAACCGGGTAGTAGCTGCCTATTCTTTTTCCTTCGATTTTTTTATATAAATCAAGATGAAATTTTATGTGGTTGTAATATAAATCTACCCTGTTTTTCCTTTCTGCCTCTGAGATCTGTTTTTCTGTTTGTTTGGTTCTGTGTAGGTTGTTTACTATTGAAACTAAAGGTACTGCAGATGCAAGGATGAGTAATGGTAATTTCGAGATATCTAAAAATCTCTCATAACCGTGACTTGTAAGACTAAAAGAGTGTATTTTATCTATCCAGACAAAAGAACCAAAGTAAAGGCTGGTGAATAAAGGTAGGCCTATTGCAGCCCAGAACAAGGGTTGTTGGAACAGGCTTCTATGATCGAGAACATAAAGTCGATATTTTATAAATAAGAATATACAACCTAATAAAACGGATAGGTACATAAATGTGCTAATGCTTTTTTCCATTATCAGTATCCCAACATAGCCAGTGGATTTTTTGTTACAGCATCTTCTAAATGATCTGGCGAAAAATGAGCATAAACCATCGTCATTTTTATATCAGAGTGACCAAGAATATCGCGTAGTACCAATATGTTTCCGCCATTCATCATGAAGTGACTGGCGAATGTATGGCGCAACACGTGTGTGCACTGGCCTTCAGGCAGGTCTATACCGGCTCGTTTTACTGCGCGCTCAAAAGCTTTTCTGCAGGGCGTGAATAGTTTCCCTCTGTTTTTGGGGAGTTCTTCATATAGCTCCTGAGATATCGGTACGGTTCGGTTTTTCTTGCCTTTAGTTTTGGTGTAGGTGATCCGGTATTTTGATAATTGATGGCCCTGCAGGTTTTCGGCTTCACTCCATCTCGCGCCGGTGGCCAGACATATTTTTGCAACCGTCAGCAGACTAGAGCTTTGAGAATCAGCACAGGCATCCAGCAGACGTTTAATTTCTTCCGGGGTCAGGAACGCCAATTCACTCTCAGCAATTTTAAATGTTGGCAGCCCGGCAAGCGGGTTGGGGGCTGACCAGTGGCCCAGCTTTTTCAGTGTACCAAAAACAGATGATAGATTGCGCTGTTCAAGGTTTACCGTGCGGGGCTTAACGGGCGACATAAGCGTGCCATCTTCATTTCGTACTTCACCTTTTAACCGTGCTTCGCGGTATTTCGTAAAGTCACCGGCTGTCAGTTCTGAAGCGATGGGATCGCCTAGACCATTACAGATAATACTAAGTTTCGCCATGAGGCGCTTGGGGTCTGTGAGTGTTTGACCATACAGGGAATACCACAGCTCAATTAATTCTGATAAATGTCGCCGATCTTCCTTTTCCCCCAGCCATGGTTTTTTGTTCACTTCTTCCATTGTGAAGCTTTCAAATGCAATAGCTTCGCCTTTGGTAGCAAATTGCTTACGCACGCGCTTACCATTGCGTCCATTGGGATAGCACTCACACAACCATTTTCCGTTCGGCTGTTTTCTGATGGTCATAAGTTAGAGGTTCTTGATTACTTTGACTGCACGTCCTACGACTTCCACATCATCTACAGAACATTCAAATGAAGTGTCATCTTGGTTAACTACTATTTTGTTTCCAGGTATGCGCGCAATTTTGACGATGTTTTTCATACCGTCGATGTCTATGAGCCAAATTCCGTTACTAAGCTGTTTTGTTGATGTATCAACAATGTAATTGCCGTCGTTAGCTTTGACGTACAAACAATATTCGGCTTTTCCGGGTATCAAAGTCTGATCAAGGAAAACATCCCCCATCTCTTCGAGCGTTCCGTTCTTAATGGTTGCCTGCCTTACTGATGGGATAACTATCTTTGAAAGGGGGCGAACTGTAGGTGAACTCTCGTTTTTGAACTTATTTTTTTCTTCTGTTTGAGGATACATTTCCCCTTGGCCCGTTGTCAGCCAAAGAAGAGAAATACCTGTTTCAAGGGCACATTGAATAACCCAGTCAGCAGGGAAGCTATCACGTAACATCCTGTTTGCCATGGTGCTTTTTGATGCTTCGAGGTGTTCAACCAACGCTATCTGAGTGTTGAAACCATAGGCTGTCATCAGCCTTTTGATGGTCTCTCTCCCTCCCGTATTTGCACCTGTACTAATCTTCAAGATGAACTCTCCATTTGACAATCCAATAACGAGATCGTATTTTTGTATTTAACTTCTAATATGAGAGTTTAGAAGTTGGGGTTAAACATCATAAAACGAGCTTAAACCAAGAGATACTGCACTATGAGCACAGATATTTCAATTCGTGTACCAAAAGAGATGGCTACGCCTGCTGAATTCGCTGAATGGGAAGGGATTTCCCGCGGGTCTGTTTACCAAAAAATTCACCATGGTCAACTCGCTAAGTACATGGTCAAGAAAGAAAAAAACAAAGGCCGCGTAAGCCTGCGTTATCTGATGTACAAAACTGATCAGGTCCGTGAATCCCTCGGTCATTCCAACTTCCGCGTCATTGTTGGTAAGTAATTTCAATTATGGGAACTTTCTAAGGGAGCACCATGTTTGATTACAAGATTTCCAAACATCCGCATTTTGATGAAGCCTGTAGAGCTTTTGCACTACGTCACAATATGGCGAAGCTAGCAGAACTCGCGGGAATGAACGTCCAGACGCTGCGTAACAAGCTGAACCCGGAACAACCGCATCAGCTCACTGCACGAGATATCTGGCTACTTACCGATCTGACTGAAGATTCAACGCTGGTAGATGGTTTTCTGGCACAGATTCATTGTCTGCCATGTGTTCCGATTAATGAGGTGGCAAAAGAGAAACTACCGCATTACGTCATGAGTGCAACTGCAGAGATAGGGCGTGTCGCGGCTGGTGCGGTTTCTGGCGATGTAAAAACCAGTGCAGGCCGTCGTGATGCGATCAGCAGCATTAACTCTGTTACACGACTGATGGCGCTGGCTGCTGTTTCATTGCAGGCCCGTTTACAGGCTAATCCTGCGATGGCAAGTGCAGTTGATACCGTAACTGGTCTCGGTGCTTCATTCGGGTTGCTGTGAGGTGCTTATGCTGACGAAAGAACCATCATTTGCATCGCTGCTGGTAAAGCAAAGCCCGGCAATGCACTACGGTCACGGCTGGATCATGGGTGAGGATGGAAAACGCTGGCATCCATGTCATTCACAAGACGAATTGCTGTCTGAATTGACCACGAGGAAACAGAGAAAGTCAAAATGTATGCAGCGGAAGGTGAAGTGGTTTATCAGTTTCGTTACAGAGGGGAGAGTTATTCAGTACCTGAAGATGATTTGCTCTGTTGTTATCCGTCGTTGTCGGGCGATGGCAGTTACTTTTTCACGCTAAAGGATGGGACGTTTTTACGGGGAGAGCAGGTTAAAGAGACGATACGAAAAAATGTATCTCCTCTTGAACGTTACCGTAATAACAAACAACGATAGTTGCGTTTTGGGGATATGAATTATGGCAATTAATTGCACTGCGGCGACTGTTCCATTAAGCCCTGGTGAACGCCTGAATGGACTTAATCACATTGCGGAGTTAAGGGCGAAAGTTTTTGGCCTGAATATTGAGTCAGAGCTTGAGCGGTTTATTAAAGATATGCGTGATTCACGGGATATTAATAGCGAACAAAATAAACGGGCACTGGCTGCCATATTCTTTATGGCAAAAATTCCAGCTGAACGTCATAGCATCAGCATTAATGAGCTGACCACTGACGAAAAGCGGGAGTTGATTAAAGCAATGAATCATTTTCGTGCAGTGGTGAGCTTATTTCCCAGACGGCTAACCATGCCGAATTAACCAACTAATGAAATTAATGGCGTAAACCCGCCAGGCATCCCTTTATCTAAATTCAGGAGAATTGATTATGCGTAATATTGAAACCCTCACGACCAAAACCGGACCGGATGACGCAGGGCTTAATATTTTACTGACAGAGGCTCGTCTGGAAGAACGCCGAGCAAGGGCTGAAGCAATGGCAGCTCGCCTTGATAGTCTGGCGTGTCATATTACATCCCGCCAGCTAAACCACGTCGAAGCGGCAGAACTGCTGCGTGTGACTGCTGAAGCAATCCAGAACGAAGCGCAGGAGATCCACTAATGGCTGATGCAATGGATCTCGTACAGCAGCGCGTTGAAGAAGAACGCCAGCGCCACATCCGTGCTGCCCGTGCCAAAACACCGGGCGTGTCTCGCGTGCTTTGCATTGAGTGTGAAGCGCCAATTCCGCCAGCACGCCGCCGCGCCATTCCGGGAGTGCAGCTTTGCATTACCTGTCAGGAAATCGCAGAGCTGAAAGGTAAACATTACAACGGAGGTGCTGTATGAGCACCATCCTGAAATGGGCGGGTAATAAAACCGCCATTATGTCCGAACTGAAAAAACACCTTCCTGCTGGCCCGCGACTGGTTGAACCTTTCGCGGGTTCTTGTGCTGTGATGATGGAGACGGATTACCCCAGCTATTTGGTTGCGGATATTAATCCTGATTTAATCAACCTCTATAAAAAGGTTGCCGCTGATTGTGAATCGTTTATATCTCGCGCCAGAGTTTTATTTGAGATCGCAAACAGGGAGGTGGCTTATTACAACATAAGGCAGGAGTTTAATTACTCCACTGAAATTACTGATTTCATGAAAGCGGTATATTTCCTGTATCTCAATCGTCACGGTTACCGTGGTTTATGTCGCTATAACAAGAGCGGGCATTTCAACATTCCCTACGGTAATTATAAAAATCCGTATTTCCCTGAAAAAGAAATTCGTGCATTTGCAGAAAAAGCCCAGCGGGCAACATTTATCTGCGCCAGCTTCGATGAAACGCTGGCAATGTTGCACGCGGGAGATGTGGTGTATTGCGATCCGCCGTATGACGGTACGTTTTCCGGCTATCACACTGATGGTTTCACTGAAGATGACCAGTATCACCTGGCATCCGTTCTTGAACATCGGTCATCAGAAGGACATCCAGTCATTGTTTCTAACAGTGACACATCCCTGATCCGTTCGCTGTATCGCAATTTTACTCACCACTATATCAAGGTAAAACGCAGCATCGGTGTGGCAGCTGGCGAGGGTAAATCAGCAACAGAAATCATTGCTGTTTCCGGGCCGTGCTGCTGGATGGGATTTGATTATTCGCGTGGCGTGGATAGTTCTGCCGTGTACGGAGTACGTGCATGACTCATGCCGATATGAACAACTGCTGCGGCTTTAACGAGGCTGCCGCAGCATTCTCATGGAACAGCCCGAAAAAGGCCATTAACCCTTATCTGGACCCGGCGGAAGTTGCGCCGGTTTCTACGCTTTCAAACCTGATCACTCTGTACGCTGCCGATAACGAGCAGGAACAGTTGCGCCGCGAGGCACTGAGTGATCAGGTCTGGGAGCGTTATTTCTTTAATGAATCACGTGATCCTGTCCAGCGCGAAATGGAGCAGGATAAGCTCATTAGCCGGGCAAAGCTGGCGCATGAGCAGCAGCGTTTTAATTCAGACATGGTCATTCTGGCGGACGTCAACGCCCAGCCTTCCCATATCAGCAAGCCGCTGATGCAACGTATTGAATACTTCAGCAGCCTGGGCAGGCCAAAGGCTTATTCCCGCTATTTACGTGAGACGATTAAGCCATGTCTGGAACGACTGGAGCATGTACGCGACAGTCAGCTATCTGCATCTTTTCGCTTTATGGCAAGCCATGAAGGGCTGGACGGCCTGCTGATCCTGCCTGAAATGAGTCAGGATCAGGTGAAACGCCTGTCCACCCTGGTAGCTGCGCATATGAGTATGTGCCTTGATGCAGCTTGTGGTGATTTGTATGCCACCGATGACGTTAAGCCAGAAGAAATCCGCAAGACATGGGAAAAGGTGGCAGCGGAAACCCTGCGTCTGGATGTCATCCCACCTGCGTTTGAGCAACTCCGTCGGAAAAGAAACCGCCGTAAACCCGTGCCCTATGAACTCATTCCGGGTTCGCTGGCGCGTATGTTGTGCGCCGACTGGTGGTATCGGAAATTATGGAAGATGCGTTGCGAATGGCGGGAAGAGCAGTTGCGCGCTGTTTGCCTGGTCAGCAAAAAAGCATCTCCTTATGTCAGCTATGAAGCCGTGATGCATAAACGTGAGCAGCGCCGTAAGTCGCTGGAGTTTTTCCGTTCTCATGAACTGGTGAACGAAGACGGCGACACGCTGGACATGGAGGATGTGGTAAACGCCAGCAGCAGCAACCCTGCGCATCGCCGCAATGAGATGATGGCCTGTGTTAAAGGTCTGGAGCTTATCGCGGAAATGCGCGGTGACTGCGCCGTTTTCTACACTATCACCTGTCCGTCGCGTTTCCATTCCACGCTAAATAACGGCAGACCAAACCCGACCTGGACAAACGCGACGGTAAGACAAAGCAGCGATTATCTGGTCGGCATGTTTGCTGCATTTCGTAAGGCGATGCACAAAGCCGGGTTGCGCTGGTATGGCGTGCGGGTGGCTGAGCCGCATCATGATGGCACAGTTCACTGGCACCTGTTGTGTTTCATGCGCAAAAAAGACCGCCGTGCCATCACTGCATTACTGCGTAAGTTTGCCATCCGTGAAGACCGCGAGGAGCTGGGCAATAACACTGGGCCGCGCTTTAAGTCTGAGTTGATTAACCCGCGCAAAGGAACGCCGACAAGCTACATCGCGAAATATATCAGTAAGAACATTGACGGTCGTGGTCTGGCTGGCGAGATCAGCAAGGAAACGGGTAAATCTCTGCGTGATAACGCTGAATACGTGAATGCCTGGGCGTCTTTGCATCGTGTTCAGCAATTCCGCTTCTTTGGCATTCCGGGGCGTCAGGCTTACCGTGAACTGCGATTGTTGGCTGGTCAGGCGGCAAGGCAACAGGGGGACAAAAATGCAGGTGCGCCGGTACTGGATAACCCGCGTCTTGATGCCATTCTGGCTGCTGCTGATGCTGGTTGTTTTGCCACCTACATCATGAAGCAGGGCGGCGTACTGGTTCCCCGTAAATATCACCTCATCAGAACCGCTTATGAAATCAACGAAGAGCCGACCGCCTATGGCGATCACGGCATTCGTATTTATGGCATCTGGTCACCCATTGCAGAGGGCAAGATCTGCACTCATGCAGTGAAGTGGAAAATGGTTCGTAAAGCCGTTGACGTTCAGGAGGCGGCAGCCGACCAGGGCGCTTGCGCCCCTTGGACTCGTGGCAATAACTGTCCCCTTGCTGAAAATTTGAACCAACAGGAGAAAGATAAATCAGCTGATGGGGACCCCAGAACGGACTTTACCCGCATGGATGACAAGGAGTTGCACGATTACCTGCACAGTATGAACAAAAAGGAGCGCCGGGAACTGGCTGCAAGGTTACGTCTGGTGAAACCGAAACGGCGTAGAGACTACAAACAGCGAATTACAGACCATCAACGACAGCAGCTCGTCTATGAACTGAAATCCAGAGGATTTGATGGCAGCGAGAAAGAGGTCGATTTACTCCTTCGCGGCGGCAGTATTCCGTCAGGAGCAGGCCTGCGTATCTTCTATCGGAACCAGCGTTTGCAGGAAGATGATAAGTGGCGGAACCTGTATTAATTACGCTGGTTAACAATTCGTGCTCTTAATAATACCAGGCATATCAGGCTGATAAGCGTAAAAAAACGTTTTACATCAGTAAGATTATTATATACTGTAAATATAAACAGTGGTTATACATACAGTGTTGCGTGTGGTGTCATAGGAGGAAAGATGCAGGACTATTTTTTGGAGTCTTTGAAGCTCCAGCGCATTGATTTTTTTCTTAAGCTTGTAGCGGCTAGTGAGTGTAGTGATGAAGAGAAGGGGCTGGCTCTGCAGTGGGTTTCTGAATTGACTGATGAACTCATGGCAAAAATCAGAAGCCACGAATACAACCGCTCAATGGATGTCATCAGCTGAGGTGACTTTTATGCGCATTGAAATAATGATCGATAAAGAGCAGAAGATTAGCCAGTCTACCCTGGACGCCCTTGAATCCGAGCTTTACCGCAATCTGCGCCCCCTGTATCCCAAAACGGTAATCCGTATCCGTAAAGGTAGCTCTAACGGTGTGGAACTGACCGGACTGCAACTGGACGAAGAAAGAAAACAAGTGATGAAAATTATGCAGAAGGTGTGGGAAGACGACAGCTGGCTGCATTGATTTTGTCAATAGACGCTTGTTTTTACTAATCAAAAAGGGTTACATATGAGTGAGAGGCGATGTCAATCAGATATCGCCTTGTTTTTTGTCAAGAAAAGAATAATAGGCTAAAAATGAAAATTAATAATGTAGCGTTACCAATATCTCTTGCTGTAATCCTAACTGGTTGCGTGCCACATGCTTCTAACCGAAATATCACTGCTATTGAAGTGGTGAAGCCTGCTATTGGGCAAAGTGCTACCGCCTACATGGGCGATCCCATTATCACATCTGCTACTGGATTTAAAACGGACGTACTAGAACTTGGTGCGGCTAATGGTGCATTGTCTTCTATCGCTGCTGGTACATATTGCAGTGAGGGGAATGGAATTTACCGCAATTATCATAACCCTCAAGCTGTTGCGTTAAAAAATCTCTATGGGCAAATCGGTAACTATGTTGATTATGTTAGTTACGATGCTGCAAAAAATGAGATATCACCGCCAAATGGTACTTCTTATACTGCATCAGAAATTTCTATCAAACGTGTTCCTGATGGGCTGTGTCGAGTTAGTAACTCATTGGTTAAGACTATCGAATACAATGGAAATGCAGGCGGTGTAATGAAGTTCACCTATCGTGAATTTGCAAACGATATGGCTCGTGCAGCATTTACAACAGATTTTTCTGTAGATTCTAAGGGAAGTGACGTTATCGCTTACAAAGGTGCCAAGTTCAAAGTGAACAAGGCTGATAACTCGTCTATTTCTTATACAATTATTTCTGGCTTTGACAAGGCTGTCACGTTCTAGGTTTCACGCTTACTGAGTATGTTACGATTTTGCACATTCTGCATAAACGCGCATGTCTATGCTGCATGAGATCGCATGATCGTTTGAGGATCTTTTGTGTTAAGGCCCGCCAGTTCTGGCGGGCTTTTGCGTAGATCATGCAGGTGCATGAAAACCACTACATAAAGCGGGCAGGCGTGGCGGGGATACGAGCGCGCGCCGCGGGTTGAAATAGTAAAATTCACTTAGCCTCAGGCCCGCTGATGGTTTTCTTCTGAAAGGGAGGGCGCGTTTTTGTGCAATCTTGTTTGAAGGGATTTAAATAAATGTTGAATGTGTTCCGGAGTTGGCTGTAGATTTAGTGTTCTGTCACAAGTTGCAGTGATAGGTAGCAAACCTTTAAAAGGTTCTGCTATTGTTTCATTAAAGATTTATAGTCTTTGTCCGAAAATGACATTAAAGTAGTCGCCTTTAATGTCGTAAGCATGAAGGACAGAGAATTGAACTTAGAGCAGATTGCCAGTCAAAGTATAAGTAACCTTCAGTTTCTCCTCGATACTTTGAAGATGCCGTTGGCTGTTGGTCCAATCAGTGATGAAGACTATGTGATCCTGACCACAGGATACGCTCAGCTAGAATGGGATTATGGTTTTTCTCGGTTTGGCAATCGAAGTGATAAGTTTGAATTTTGTTTGAAGCTCCTTGCGGGGCCACTTAGGCATATCCCTTCTGGCGCAGCTATGTGCACCTTTGACGAGGACGCTGGAGTCATAGAGATCCATTTTGTGGAATCTTTTGTGAAAGATGATGACGTAGAGCACCCTCTTTACGGCAACATGTTCATGGTTACATTGTGGGCGGTATATCTTTTTGGTAGCGCGGTTGGGTGTCAAGAGATTCGGATCCCTGAAGCCCTGAATCAAAAAGTTGCTGACCACTATAAAAAATTTGGTTTTAAAGGTGATATAAGCTTGCTTTCGGCACCTTTTGCTACAATAACTGATGTAGTAAGACGCTACATTACTTCTAAGAAACAGTAGATAAATTTTTGCGCAGTGCTACAATGCTGCGCCAAACATCCACCACCGGATGATGAGGCTTGACCTCTAAGAGGAAATCATGACTATGACGCATAGTGACAAGAAAGCTCAGAAGCATTACTCAGTATCTGATGTTTTCAGCCGTATGGGCGTCGCGATGGAAGAACTACTTCAAGCGGCCCCACATATGATGCAGGACTGCAAATTTGAAGGAAATGAGCTGCATGGTAAGCTCAAAGAAAAGCAGAAAGCTGCTTAATTCCATGAAATGCGTTTTGCATGAAGCCCGGTAATACCGGGCTTTTTTATGCTTGCTAGTCAGTATTAAGCTCATATGGATTGAATCGGACTACCTCTTCACCAAGCCATTCATTTAGCTCCAGCAATCGCTTTTGTAACGGTACTATTTCGTTTCTTGTGAAGACGCGACTGGCCTTTTCCACATCCCCAAAACCGCCGGTATTGTTGGGAATGATACCCATCATTTGCGGCGGCACACGATGCGCCGCCATCATGTCGTCCCGGCTCACGTTCTTGATATTCAGGAACTCATCCTTCGCCGCCACTTCTGACAACGGGATAATCTGAAGCCCATCCTTTTTGCCGTTAGGCGAGTACATAAACAGGTTACGGAAGTTACCAGGACCTTTGGCACTTTTCATTGCGTTGCGGAGGTTGTTCACATCCTCCTGGTTCTGCGCGGCGTCGGTCATGTACATGATGAAGCCCGCATGGCTGCCGTTAATGTAATACTTCCGGCGGAACAGCGTGGCGGACTCGTTGAGCAGGGCTGACGGAATGGCAGAAAGATAACCGGGCAGGCCGTAGATCTCCTGGTTGATGTCCGGCTCCATCAGATGAAAAATGCTGCCTTTCGTGAACTGATACGGCTGGGTTGTCATACCGTATTGCACAAACCAGTAGGTATCCAGGTCTAACCCGCGTCGGGTGTATTTTGCCAGAGCAGGCTCAAGGGCTATAACTTCACCGAAGCGGTTCGTGCGTTTCTCCAGGTAGGCGTTACCAAAAACCAGAAAGTCCTGTACAAAACGCGAAAAAGCCTGCTGGCTGAGCAGCGGGTGAGGGATGTAGGTGCTGGTCAGAATGTTGCACTTCACTGCAATCGGTGAGCTATGATGTATGGCGGCGCGGAAGGTTCGCGCCAGTCCGTCGAAACTCACAGGCAGCTCATACCAACGATCCATCTGTACGCATTCCACATAGTCCAGCAGTTCGCGGCGGTCCAGAACAGGAACGGGATCACCGAAGCTGAATGCTTCGGCTGAAGTCTGGCTTTTATGCTGGATCTGTTTCGTCGACGCAGCGCGGTTCTTCTTACTCTTTCCCATCAAAAAATCTCCACAATATTGCTGGTATTGGCGGACTCGCCCTGCAGCGGTTCGTTAAACAGTGCGTGCATCGTTGCCCAGGCCAGATCGGCATGGCTGGCTTCTTCGCTGCGGCTGGCTTCATAGGTCGGGCGGTTGCCACTGGCAGTGGTAGCGCGACGGATTGCCATAAATGACTGCGCAATGTCGGTGTGCCCGGCGTCAAACTCCAGGCGGCGGTGGCTGATAATGTCGTAGGCCTTGAGTACCAGGGCGTTTTTAACGTTGGGGTTGTAGACAAACTCCCGGACGGCAGGAAAAAACGCTTTCACGTTCTCGTAAACCCCGTGACCGACGCCGGTCGAGTCGATGCCGATATAGGTCACGTTATACTGTTCGGTCAGTTTTTTGATGGCGTCAGCCTGGGCGCGAAAGTCCATTCCGCGCCACTGGTGACGCTCAAGAATGCGGAACTTGCCGCCCGGCACGGCTGGCGGAGCCACCACCACGCATCCGGCGCTGTCACCGTTTTGCGTACCTTTTGCCGGGTCATAACCGATCCACACTTCGCGCCAGCCAAACGGGCGCAGCGCCAGTGCATGAAAGTCGGTCCAGACTTCCCAGCTGTCCACCATGCACGCCTGCAGCTCGCTGAGCGGGAACACGGACGCGAGATCGTCCACGAACTCACACATCAGCAGGTTCTGGTATTCGTCCGGGCTGTACTCCATGCGCAACTGGTCAAGGTCGAACAGGTTACAGCCGCCGCGCACCGCATCTTCCACAGTGACTATCTGGCGGTACTGCCCGTCTGCGCACAGCAGGCCGGGGGCCAGATTGCTGTGGGACAGGTCGATGTCCACCTTATCGGCTTTGTTGCGCCCTCGGTTGAACAGCGCACCGGACCAGAACGGATAAGCACTGTGTGTCAGGCTGGATGGCGTGGAAAAATAGGTTTGTCGCCATTTTTTGTGAATAGCCATACCGGAAGCCACTTTGCGCAGCTCCTGGAATTTCGGTATCCAGAAATATTCATCCAGATACAGGTTGCCGTGGTAACTCTGGGCCGTGCGGGCATTGGTGCCGAGGAAGTACAGCGTGGCCCCGTTAGGAAGCACCATCGGATCGCCTTTCAGCTCCACCTCCACTTCTTTGGCGAAGTCGATGATGTACTGCTTAAAGACGTGGGCCTGAGCCTTGCTGGCGGAAAGGAAAATCTGGTTACGCCCGGTTAGCAGGGCGTCAATCAGGGCTTCACGGGCAAAATAGAAGGTCGCGCCGATCTGGCGTGACTTCAGCAGGTTGCGGATGCGGTTGGTTTTTCCGGCTTCCCACCAGTGGCGCTGGTAGTTGAACATGGAGGAATGGAAGATTTCTTCCAGCTTCTCAATCTGTTCATCGGTGAAAACGTTCTTTTCCGGCTGACGGCGCGGGCCTTTGTTGCGGTTGGCGACGTTAGGGTTTAAGTCGGCTTCGTTGCCGCCATTGTTAAACTTGCCGATCCGCGCATGGCGCTCCGACTGGCGCGCCAGCAGGTCAATCTCTTTGAAATCTTTCCCTTCTTTGTGCTCCTTCATAATGAGCTGGCAGTAGCGTGCGGCGGTGGTGAGCTGCATCTGATCCAGCGGCCCATAGTCACCCCACTTGTCGCGTTTTTTCCAGCTGTGAACGGTTGCAACTTTCTCGCCCAGCATTTCAGCAATGCGGGCTACGCGGTATCCCTGAAAGTACAGCAGCATGGCCTGCCGACGGGGATCGAGATCTGCGGGTGTCAGTGTGGTGTTCATGGCACAAACCTACAGCCTTGAATGAAGGCTTTCCCCGCCTGCGGTTTGTGTGGTTGTCGGTACAAATACCGCGCATTGTTTCACTGCCCCCATCACCGCAACCATAAGGCTCCAGTAAGTTTTTTCTAACGGAGCACGGCTCATGACAGTGAAAGCAAAGCGTTTTCGCATCGGGGTGGAAGGTGCCACCACCGACGGACGCGAAATCCAGCGTGAATGGCTGGAACAGATGGCAGCCAGCTACAACCCGGCGGTGTATACCGCTCTGATTAACCTTGAGCACATCAAGTCTTATCTGCCGGACAGCACCTTTAACCGCTACGGCAAGGTGACGGCGCTGTTTGCTGAAGAAATCACGGAAGGTCCGCTGGCGGGCAAGATGGCGCTGTATGCCGACGTTGAGCCAACGGAATCCCTGGTGGAGCTGGTGAAAAAAGGCCAGAAATTATTCACCTCTATGGAAGTCAGCCCGAAGTTTGCTGATACGGGCAAAGCCTACCTGGTCGGCCTGGCTGCCACTGATGACCCTGCCAGTCTGGGCACTGAAATGCTGACATTCAGCGCCAGTGCGGCCCATAACCCGCTGGCAAACCGCAAGCAGAATCCTGCCAATCTCTTTACCGCTGCAGAGGAAACGGTGATCGAACTGGAAGAAATCCAGGATGACAAACCGTCCCTGTTTGCCCGTGTCACGGCGCTGTTCACCAAAAAAGAGCAGTCCGATGACGCCCGATTCTCTGATGTGCATAAGGCCGTGGAGCTGGTCGCCACTGAGCAGCAGAACCTGAGCGCACGCACCGAAAAATCCCTGTCTGAGCAGGAAGAACGCCTGTCTGAGCTGGAGATTGCTCTGCAGGCACAGCAGACCGCCTTTAACGAACTGGTGGACAAGCTGAGCCATGAAGACAGCCGCCAGGACTACCGCCAGCGTGCAACAGGCGGTAACGCCCCCGCTGACACTCTGACCAATTGCTGATGGAGCACAAAACCTGATGAAGAAGAATACCCGCTTTGCTTTTAACGCTTACCTGCAGCAGCTGGCGCGTCTGAACGGTGTGGCAGTTGAAGAACTGTCCAGCAAGTTTACTGTAGAGCCGTCTGTGCAGCAGACGCTGGAAGACCAGATCCAGCAGTCCGCCGCATTCCTGACGCTGATTAACGTCACGCCAGTGACTGAGCAGTCTGGTCAGTTGCTGGGGCTGGGTGTTGGCAGCACCATTGCCGGAACCACTGATACCACCGCAAAAGAGCGTGAGCCTGTCGATCCGACGCTGATGGTCGATGTGGAATATAAATGCGAGCAGACCAACTTTGACACGGTGCTGACCTACGCGAAGCTGGACCTGTGGGCGAAGTTTCAGGATTTCCAGGTGCGTATCCGTGACGCCATCGTGAAACGTCAGGCACTGGACCGCATCATGATCGGCTTTAACGGCGTGAAGCGTGCGAAAACCTCCAACCGCAGCGAAAACCCGCTGCTGCAGGATGTGAATAAAGGCTGGCTACAGAAAATCCGTGAGGATGCACCGGATCACGTCATGGGCAGCACCACCACGGGCGGTGAAACCACACCGGGCGCGGTGAAAGTCGGTAAAGGTGGCGAATATGCCAACCTGGACGCCGTGGTGATGGATGCGGTCAATGAGCTTATCGACGTGGTCTACCAGGACGATGACGATCTGGTGGTGATTTGCGGTCGTGAACTGTTGTCTGATAAGTATTTCCCGCTGGTCAACAAAGAGCAGGAAAACAGTGAAAAACTGGCTGCCGATATGATCATCAGCCAGAAACGCATGGGTGGCCTGCAGGCCGTGCGTGCGCCGTTCTTCCCGCCGAATGCGCTGCTGATCACCCGTCTGGATAACCTGTCCATCTACTGGCAGGAAGACACCCGCCGCCGTTCAGTTATCGACAACCCGAAACGTGACCGGGTTGAAAACTTTGAATCCGTTAACGAAGCCTATGTGGTTGAGGACTACCGCTGCGCAGCACTGGTGGAAAACATCCAGATTGGCGACTTCAGCGTCGCCGTAGAAGCCGGAGCATAAACCATGAGCCTGAGTCCCGCACGGCAGCATCGCCTGCGCGTTCAGGCTGAACAGGCCGCCCGTGAGGGCGGCAGTGTTCGCCACGCGTCGGGCTATGACCTGATGCTGCTGCAACTGGCGGAAGACCGCCGCCGTCTCAAGGGCGTTCAGTCCACGGTGAAAAAAGCGGAAATCAAGGTGGAGCTGCTGCCGAAATATGCCGCCTGGGCGGAGGGTGTCCTGGCTGCCGGAGGCGCTCAACAGGATGACGTGCTGATGTACGTGATGCTGTGGCGCATTGATGCCGGAGATTATGCCGGGGCGCTGGAGATTGGGCGTCATGCCCTGCGTCATGGCTGGGTGATGCCGCTGGGTAACCGCAACGTGCAGACCGTGCTGGCAGAGGAAATGGCAGATGCAGCCCAGAGCGCAATGCTTGCCGCCACCGGCTTTGATGCCGATCTGTTGTTGCAGACGCTGGAGCTGACAGACGGTCTGGATATGCCGGACCAGTCACGGGCGCGTCTGCATAAAGCGATTGGCGCTGTCCTGAGTGAAAGCAATCCGGCTTCCGCCCTTAATCATCTCAACCATGCGTTACAGCTTGATCCCCGCTGTGGCGTGAAAAAAGACAAACAGCAGCTGGAGCGCAGACTGCGCAATGACAGCCGCTGACAGAACGTGCCCCCGCGCACGGGCGGCACGGGGTGGCGAAAGGCACTGCCACATCAAAACCCCGTCCACCGCCCTCTATTTCAGGAGAAAGCAGCATGAAGTTTGTTGCGCCAGAACAGGCACCGGAACAGGCGGAAATCATCAGAAATACGCCGTTCTGGCCTGATGTGGACCTGTCGGAGTTTCGCAGTGTCATGCGCACTGACGGCACGGTGACGCAGCCGCGTTTAAAGCAGGTTGCGCTGTCGGCAATTTCGGAGGTCAACGCAGAGCTGTATGAGTTTCGCAGACGTCAGCAGTTGCTGGGGTATGTGTCGCTGGCTGAGGTTCCGGCGGAACAGCTGGACGGCAAAAGTGAGCGCATTCAGCACTATTTCAACGCGGTTTACTGCTGGGCACGCGCCATGCTCAACGAACGATACCAGGACTATGACGCCACGGCATCCGGTGTGAAGCGAGGCGAGGAACTGGCGGAATCCAGCGGTGATTTGTGGCGTGACGCCCGCTGGGCCATCAGTCGGGTGCAGGATGCGCCGCACTGCACAGTGGAGCTTATCTGATGAAAGTGCGTGCGCATCAGTATGACACGGTGGACGCGCTTTGCTGGCGTCATTACGGGCGCACGCAGGGTGTCACGGAGCAGGTACTGAAGGCAAATCCGGGGCTTGCCGAATATGGCCCCTTTTTACCTCACGGGCTGCAGGTGGAGCTGCCGGACATTCCGACCACCACCACCGTGCAGACCGTCCAGCTATGGGACTGAATTATGACGCTTGAGCGAATCAGCGCCTTTATCACGTACTGCATCGCCGTTGTGCTGGCCTGGCTGGGCGATTTGTCCATCAAGGATGCCTCAACGCTGGGCGGCCTGATGATTGGTGTGCTGATGCTGGCTATCAACTGGTACTACAAACACAAAGCCTACCAGCTTCTGCGCGACGGGCAGATCTCGCGGGAGGACTATGAATCCATCAATCGTTAAACGCTGCCTTGTCGGGGCCGTGCTGGCTATTGCTGCCACGCTGCCGGGGTTTCAGCAGCTTCACACCTCCGTGGAGGGGCTGAAACTGATTGCCGATTACGAAGGCTGTCGTCTGCAGCCGTATCAGTGCAGCGCGGGCGTCTGGACCGACGGCATTGGTAACACGTCAGGCGTCATTCCCGGCAAAACCATTACGGAACGACAGGCAGCAGAAGGACTGATTTCCAACGTGCTACGTGTGGAGCGGGCGCTGGAAAGGTGTGTGAAACAACAGCCGCCGCAGAAGGTATATGACGCTGCGGTGTCGTTTGCCTTCAACGTGGGAACGGGCAATGCCTGCAGTTCCACGCTGGTGAAATTACTCAATCAGCGGCGCTGGGCGGATGCGTGCCGACAGTTGCCGCGCTGGGTTTATGTAAAAGGTGTGTTTAATCAGGGGCTGGATAACCGCCGTGCGCGGGAGATGGCCTGGTGTTTACAGGGAGCAAACTGAAATGAAAAAGAAATTAATCAGCGGGCTGTTTCTGATGTTATGGATGGCGCTGTTAATCGCCGCAATGGTGTATCCGCAGGGGATTTTTCCGGTACTGGCAGCGTCCGGCGTTTGGGTAGCCTGTTTGCTGACATGGGCGGTAATTCCGGTAGCACTGGCTGCGTTAATTAAGAATAGCCCGCTCTGGCAGGAGTTGAGGGCATCTTTGCTGAAGACAATTACCCGAAAAGAAAACGTATTTATCAGCTGGGTGATGCGATCGCTGATTGTCGTAAGTCTCGCCTGGACGGAGTGGGCTATTACCCTGGTCTTTTATCTACTGACCGTTATTGCCTTCTGGATCACCCGTAATCAGATGGCGCAACAGGTAGCAGCATGAACCGGTTGCTGCTGGGTGTGCTGGCGTTATTACTGGCGGCGCTGGGCTGGCAGACGTGGCGGCTGGCTGATGCCAGCCAGACCATCAGCACGCAGGCAAACGAGCTGCAGAGCAAAAGCCAGGCACTGGCAAAGAGCAACAGCCAGCTTATCAGCCTGTCCATTCTGACTGAAACCAATAACCGGGAGCAGGCGCGGCTCTATGCCGAAGCAGAACAGACCAGCGCACAGCTGAGACAACGACAACGCCGGATCGAGGAACTGAAACGTGAGAACGAGGATTTACGCCACTGGGCTGATACTCCTTTGCCTGCTGACATTATCCGGCTGCGGGAACGTCCGGCACTCACCGGAGGTGCAGCTTACCGTCAGTGGTTGTCCGCGAGTGACGCCGTGTCGGCTGGAGCAGGCAACGCCGCGCACTAACGGTGATCTGAACGCGTTGCTGGATGAAACGGAGGCCGCCTGGGCGGTCTGTGCAGACAAAGTGGACATGATTATTGCGTGTCAGGAGCGAAACAGTGAACAAACCACAATCCCTGCGCCACGCCCTCAATAAAGCGGTGCCTTATGTCCGCAATAACCCGGACAAACTGCATCTGTTTGTGGATAACGGTTCGCTGGTTGCCACGGGGGCCAGCTCCATGTCGTGGGAGTACCGTTACACCCTGAACGCGGTGATTGAGGATTTCAGCGGCGACCAGAATCTGCTGATGGCCCCGGTTTTGCTGTGGCTGCGGGATAACCAGCCCGATGCCATCAATAACCCGGAGTTACGGGAAAAACTATTCACCTTTGAGGTGGATATTCTGCGCAACGATGTCTGTGATATCAGCCTCAACCTGCAACTGACGGAGCGTGTGCTGGTCAGCACTGACGGCAGTGTGTCGAGCGTTGAAGCTATAGCGGAACCTGATGAACCTGAAGAAATGTGGACGGTGAAACGTGGCTGAACTGCAGAAAGTGGACGACTGGCTGAGTGCCTTGCTGGCGAATCTGGAGCCAGCCGCAAGAAGCCGCATGATGCGCCAGCTGGCGCAGGAACTACGCTGGACACAGCAGCAAAATATCAGAATGCAGCGCAATCCAGATGGCAGCAGTTATGAACCGCGACGGGTAACAGCACGCAGTAAAAAAGGCCGTATCAAACGTCAGATGTTTGCAAAGCTGCGCACCACAAAATACCTGAAAACTTCCGCCAGCGCCGACTCTGCCAGCGTGCAGTTTGAAGGTAAGGTGCAGCGCATTGCCCGTGTTCATCACTACGGCTTACGTGATCGCGTCAGCCGCAAAGGACCGGAGGTCCGTTACGCAGAGCGTCGCCTTCTGGGTGTAAATGATGATGTTGAGGCAATGACCCGCGACATGATTCTGCAATGGCTGGCGGGGTGATTTTTGTATCAGCACTGATACAAGTTGCAGCACTGCCGCCTTTCTTCCCCTGATGGCAACCTTTCCCTATGAACGCACAATTAACCGAAATCATGCGCCTTATCACCAACCTGATCCGCACTGGGGTAGTCACCGAAGTGGACCGGGAAAACTGGCTTTGTCGGGTGAAAACGGGCGACCTTGAAACCAACTGGATCAGCTGGTTGACGCTGCGCGCGGGTAATGCCCGCACATGGTGGAAACCATCGGAAGGTGAGCAGGTGGTGCTGCTGAGTCTGGGCGGCAATCTGGAGACTGCCTTTGCGCTGCCCGCTGTCTATTCGAATCAGTTCGCACCACCGTCGACGTCGGCGGACGCCTGCGTGACAGAACATCCTGACGGTGGCTGGTTTGAATACGAACCAGCAACCGGGCGCTGGTATGTCAGGGGCATCAAATCAATGGTCATTGAGGCCGCTGACAACATCACCATGAAAACCAGTGAGTTTGTACTGGAGGCTAACCGCACGCGCATTAACAGCGAAGTGGTGATCAATGGTGGCGTTACCCAGGGCGGCGGAGCGATGAGTTCTAACGGGATCGTGGTTGATGCGCATCAGCATACTGGCGTCCTGAAAGGCGGCGACACAACCGGAGGCCCGGTATGACGCTTTATAGCGGGATGAACAATACCAGCGGTAAAGCCATTACTGATATTGACCATCTGCGCCAGTCGGTGCGGGACATTCTGCTGACGCCGCAGGGTAGCCGCATTGCCCGTCGGGAATATGGTTCCCTGCTGTCGGCACTGATAGATCAGCCACAAAATCCGGCGTTACGCCTGCAGGTTATGTCGGCTGTGTATGTTGCACTGAGTCGCTGGGAGCCACGGCTGACGCTGGATTCCATCACTATTAACAGCAATTTTGACGGTTCAATGGTGGTGGAGCTGACCGGACGGCGGAATAACGGTGTGCCTGTGTCCCTTTCAGTATCAACAGGAGCAGAGAATGGCAGTGATTGACCTTTCGCAGTTGCCTGCACCGCAGATTGTGGATGTGCCGGACTTTGAGACGCTGCTTGCCGAACGCAAGGCAGAATTTGTGGCGCTTCATCCGAAAGATGAGCAGGAAGCAGTGATCCGCACGCTGGAACTGGAATCTGAACCCGTCACCAAATTGTTGCAGGAGAACGCTTATCGTGAGTTGCTTCTGCGCCAGCGCATTAACGAAGCCGCGCAGGCGGTGATGGTGGCTTACGCGATGGGCGGCGATCTTGACCAGCTCGCTGCTAACTACAACGTGAAACGCCTGACGGTGACACCTGCTGATGATGACGCTGTACCGCCCGTTGCGGCTGTGATGGAAAGTGATGAAGCGTTACGCCTGCGTGTGCCTGCAGCCTTTGAAGGGCTTTCTGTTGCGGGGCCAACTGCCGCTTATGAGTTTCATGCACGAAGCGCCGACGGTCGGGTGGCGGATGCCAGTGCAACCAGTCCGGCACCTGCAGAGGTGGTGCTGACTGTCCTGAGCCGCGAAGGCGATGGAACAGCAGAAAAAGACCTGCTGGACGTGGTGGAAAAGGCTCTGAACAGTGAGAACGTCCGCCCGGTGGCTGACCGTCTGACGGTTCGCAGCGCAGAAATCATCCCGTACCGCGTGGAAGCTACCATTTTTCTCTATCCGGGACCGGAAGCAGAGCCGGTAATGGCAGCGGCAAAAGCCAGCCTGCAGAAGTACATCGCCAGTCAGACGCGGCTTGGTCGGGATATTCGCCGTAGCGCCATCTTTGCCGCCCTGCATGTTGAGGGGGTGCAGCGTGTGGAACTGGCTTCGCCGCTGGCGGATGTGGTCCTGAACAAAACGCAGGCGGCATCATGTACGCAGTGGAGCGTAACCAACGGAGGAACGGATGAATAGTCTGCTGCCACCGGGTTCAACACCACTGGAGCGCCGATTGGCGCATACGTGCAGCGGGATTTCTGATCTGAAGGTGCCGCTGCGTGACTTGTGGAATCCGGCTACCTGTCCGGTCAGCTTCCTGCCTTATCTCGCCTGGGCGTTCTCTGTGGATCGCTGGGACGAGGGCTGGACAGAAAGCGTCAAACGCCAGGTGGTGAAGGATGCTTTTTATATTCATCAGCATAAAGGGACCACCAGTGCCGTGCGGCGGGTGGTGGAGCCGTTCGGCTTTCTGATCCGCATTATTGAGTGGTGGCAGACCGGAGAAACACCGGGCACGTTTCGCCTGGATATCGGCGTGCAGGACCAGGGCATCACTGAAGATACCTATCTGGAACTTGAGCGACTGATAAGCGATGCCAAACCATGTAGCCGCCACATGATCGGCATGTCCATCAATCTGCAGACCAGCGGCCCGCATTGGGTGGGAGCCGCCAGCTATCTTGGCGAAGAAATCACGATCTATCCGTATATCAACGAAACGATTATTTCCGGTGGCACCGCGCATGAAGGCGGGGCGGTCCATGTTATTGACACAATGAGAGTGAATCCATGAGCACAAAATTTTATACCCTGCTGACGGATATTGGCGCGGCGAAACTTGCCAGCGCCGCCGCGCTCGGTGTGCCGCTAAAAATTACCCATATGGCGGTGGGCGATGGCGGTGGAGTATTGCCAACGCCGGACGCAAAGCAGACGGCACTGGTAAATGAGAAACGCCGGGCTGCGCTGAATATGCTTTATATCGACCCGCAGAACAGCAGCCAGATTATTGCCGAACAGGTGATCCCTGAAAACGAGGGCGGTTGGTGGATACGTGAAGTGGGCTTGTTTGATGAGTCCGGGGCATTGATTGCCGTGGGCAACTGCCCGGAAAGCTATAAGCCGCAACTGGCTGAAGGTAGCGGGCGCACTCAGACCGTGCGCATGGTGCTGATTACCAGCAGCACGGACAATATCACCCTGAAAATCGACCCTGCTGTAGTGCTGGCAACCCGCAAGTATGTGGATGACAAGGCACTGGAGCTGAAGGTGTACGCGGATGATCAGATGGCAAAACATCTTGCCGCACCGGACCCGCATTCACAGTACGCGCCAAAAGCCAGCCCGACATTTACCGGAACCCCCAAAGCGCCAACGCCAGCGGCGGGGGATAATACCACGCAGGTTGCGACCACTGCGTTTGTACAGGCGGCACTGACGGCCCTTATTAATGGTGCGCCAGCCACGCTGGACACGCTGAAAGAAATAGCCGCAGCCATTAACAATGATCCGAATTTCAGTACCACCATTAACAATGCGCTGGCACTAAAAGCACCGTTGTCGAGTCCGGCACTCACCGGAACGCCAACAGCCCCCACGGCGGCGCAGTCGGTCAACAATACACAGATTGCCACTACGGCTTTTGTGAAATCGGCGATTGCAGGAATGGTGGGTTCTGCACCTGCTGCACTGGATACACTGAACGAACTGGCGGCGGCACTGGGGAATGATCCGAACTTTGCCACGACAATGCTTAATGCGCTGGCAGGTAAACAACCGCTGGACAATACGCTTACCAATTTGAGTGGAAAGGATGTAGCTGGTCTTCTCGCATACCTTCCAAAAGGAAAATTTTATGGCACAAGTAATCAACACTAACAGTCTGTCGCTGCTGACCCAGAATAACCTGAACAAATCCCAGTCCGCACTGGGCACCGCTATCGAGCGTCTGTCTTCTGGTCTGCGTATCAACAGCGCGAAAGACGATGCGGCAGGTCAGGCAATTGCTAACCGTTTCACCGCGAACATCAAAGGCCTGACTCAGGCTTCCCGTAACGCTAACGACGGTATCTCCATTGCGCAGACCACTGAAGGCGCGCTGAACGAAATCAACAACAACCTGCAGCGTGTGCGTGAACTGGCGGTTCAGTCTGCTAACAGCACTAACTCCCAGTCTGACCTCGACTCTATCCAGGCTGAAATTACCCAGCGTCTGAACGAAATCGACCGTGTATCCGGCCAGACTCAGTTCAACGGCGTGAAAGTCCTGGCGCAGGACAACACCCTGACCATCCAGGTTGGTGCCAACGACGGTGAAACTATCGATATCGATCTGAAGCAGATCAACTCTCAGACCCTGGGTCTGGACTCACTGAACGTGCAGAAAGCGTATGATGTGAAAGATACAGCAGTAACAACGAAAGCTTATGCCAATAATGGTACTACACTGGATGTATCGGGTCTTGATGATGCAGCTATTAAAGCGGCTACGGGGGGTACGAATGGTACGGCTTCTGTAACCGGTGGTGCGGTTAAATTTGACGCAGATAATAACAAGTACTTTGTTACTATTGGTGGCTTTACTGGTGCTGATGCCGCCAAAAATGGCGATTATGAAGTTAACGTTGCTACTGACGGTACAGTAACCCTTGCGGCTGGCGCAACTAAAACCACAATGCCTGCTGGTGCGACAACTAAAACAGAAGTACAGGAGTTAAAAGATACACCGGCAGTTGTTTCAGCAGATGCTAAAAATGCCTTAATTGCTGGCGGCGTTGACGCTACCGATGCTAATGGCGCTGAGTTGGTCAAAATGTCTTATACCGATAAAAATGGTAAGACAATTGAAGGCGGTTATGCGCTTAAAGCTGGCGATAAGTATTACGCCGCAGATTACGATGAAGCGACAGGAGCAATTAAAGCTAAAACCACAAGTTATACTGCTGCTGACGGCACTACCAAAACAGCAGCTAACCAACTGGGTGGCGTAGACGGTAAAACCGAAGTCGTTACTATCGACGGTAAAACCTACAATGCCAGCAAAGCCGCTGGTCATGATTTCAAAGCACAACCAGAGCTGGCGGAAGCAGCCGCTAAAACCACCGAAAACCCGCTGCAGAAAATTGATGCCGCGCTGGCGCAGGTGGATGCGCTGCGCTCTGATCTGGGTGCGGTACAAAACCGTTTCAACTCCGCTATCACCAACCTGGGCAATACCGTAAACAACCTGTCTGAAGCGCGTAGCCGTATCGAAGATTCCGACTACGCGACCGAAGTTTCCAACATGTCTCGCGCGCAGATTCTGCAGCAGGCCGGTACTTCCGTTCTGGCGCAGGCTAACCAGGTCCCGCAGAACGTGCTGTCTCTGTTACGTTAATTTATTTCGTTTTATTCAGCCCCGTGAATTCGGGGCTTTTTCATTTAGCATAGATGAATATATCTTTATGGAATGTATGGCTGTAAATGATATTTCCTACGGGCGAGAGGCTGAAATATGGCCGCGGGATTATTCTATGCTTGCTCGTCGAGTTCAATTTCTACGTTTTAATGATATCCCTGTTCGATTGGTGAGTAATAATGCCCGGATAATCATAGGCTACATTGCGAAGTTTAATCCGAGGGAAAATTTGATTCTGGCTTCGGATAAACCTAAAGGAAATAAGCGAATTGAAGTTAAATTAGAGTCTCTGGCAATTCTTGAAGAATTATCAGGTAATGACGCTTTTAATCTTTCGCTGGTGCCAGCTGACGAATTTAATCTTCAGCAATATACTCCATCGAGAAGAGATTATTTCTCGATTTGCAATAAGTGCTATAAACAGGGAGTCGGTATCAAAATCTATATGAAGTATGGACAGGTTTTGACTGGCAAAACGACAGGCGTAAATGCGTGTCAGGTTGGTGTGAGGAAGTCCAATGGCAATCATATGCAAGTTATGTTTGACTGGGTGAGCAGGATCACGTCTTCGGACTACGCTGAATAACGCCTACGGTAATAAAAAATTCCGTGAGAAAATATTGCTCCTGGAGGAACAGAGACCATTCGACAGCGCATAGATAGTTTCGCCGCTGCTCGTGCCACTACGGCCAGGACGCTTAAAGCAGCTGACAGAAAAGAATTGATCATTAAAGCTTCGCAAAGAAGGTCTGCTGAATCTTCGCAAATCTATGGATACCGTAGCCCAACATCCTGGCGTCTCACGGGCAACTGCTTATCTTTATGCTCGACAGTCTGACTGCGAGCTTTGCCCCAGCCAGGCAGGACTCTCAGTGAGTGTTCTATTTTCTTTGACTCTCGTATTCCAATTCTTTCGGGAGTTATTGGTGAGACTTTTGGCGTTTTGCCCTGTCACCCATTGCGTCATTTGACGTCAATGCCCGTGAGGCTCTCTGCAATTCTCACCAGGCGGCAATAGATGTAAAAAAGCCCGCAGAGCTTGTGCTGTGCGGGCTTAGTGAACTTCATTGAGCTGGCGGGAGTTGAACCAGCGTCCGAAGTAATATAACTATCTGTTTTTATTGTAATCGTGTTCATTTATAAAATCTGCGTAGCTTTTGCGTATCCTTTGTAGTCCTAACTTGGACCCAGAATGAATTCGATTGAATTCGATTCTGAATGTTGATCTGGGTCCGTTCTCTGTTTTACTCTGAAATCTTATTAGCTGCACCGAACAATTAAATTTAACTTTTATTTTGTTTCCTGAAATATCTTCATATTCAATCTGTAGCAGACCAGCATCCATTACATCAAACATTGCACCATCTGAGGTTGTTGAAGAATATGCAATATCAGCTAATAGCAAGAGTATAAGTGATGGGAATTCAATTGTTGAAGGTGAGTTTTCTTGAGTAACCGGCATAATATACTCAAGCTCGCTATGTTCTTTTTTTATGCTGTAGTGGTTAAATTTATTATGCCTGATAAATTTAAAGTATTTATATATTGACCTATTTTTGTTTTCAAAGTGGTAGCATTTATCCCATTCTTTCGATTGTATTTTTGCAGGGGTGAATACGGGATCTTCTTTTATTTCTTTAAATCCACATAGCTTGATGTGTTTCTGATAATCAAACGACCAGTTGTATTTAATGTTTAAGGCAGTCCCTAATCCAACATTTTTTATTAATATAGGTATATCATAATAAAAATCAGGGTCTTCAATTATCAATGCAAATGTGCTGTTTGGTGAATAGATTGTTTTTACTTCTTCATTATTAACTATAATCTGTGGTTTGGTCGAAATTGTTCTTTGTAACATGGTTTGTTTTACAGCAAAGAAAGCTGCAACTGCTGAAGCAGTCGTTGCAATGAATCCACCTATGGTTACCCAACTTTCTGCCGCCATGTGAACAATCCTCACTCTGCAAGAAAGTGAGGATTATCATTTAAATACTCTTTTTATTCAATATGTTGATAGATGTTGAGTTATCATATTCTTTCAGGTAACGACCATAATGTCGGAATAGCATTTCCGGCCCTTTATGGCCCATTTGGGTTGCTAACCAGAAAAGGTTGGCCCCACGACTGATATGGCTGGTGGCGAATGTATGCCTTGTCTGATATGGGTTACGGTAGCGGATGCCTGCTTTACGTAGAGTAGGCACCCATGCTTTTTTTCTTATCGCATCAGCACTGGCCCACGGTTTATTACTTTTTGGATCTTCGAAGATTGTTTCATCTTTCATAAAAGTGAATGGTTTCTGGCTGGCTAGAGCTGCCAATGCCTCTTCAGTCAGTTCTACTTTCCTCGTACCGGCTTTTGTTTTTGTTCCTTTGATGACGCCAACTACACTGGCATTTTGAACGTGTGCAGTCTTCCCTACAAAGTCGATATCACGCCAACGAAGAGCACACAATTCGGAACTACGCAGCCCTGTTTGTATCGCGAACCGGAAAAGATTCTCCCACTGCTTATTGCCAGCAGCAGAGAGTAAAGCATCAACTTCTGCTGGTGATAGCGGATCAACTACATAACTACTTTCTGCCTCTGATTTATCACTTTGGTATCGTGAGGCTGTTACCAGTGATACAGGGTTAATCTGAAGCACACCATCCGTCACCGCTTCATCCAAAGCTGAACGTAAGAAGGAAAGTTGGTTTCGGATAGTCTTCAATGTTGTTTTCTGGCTCTGGATCCATGTCTTCAATGCGGCCGGCGTCAACTCACTTGCGGGAAAAATATGAAGTGATGACAGAGCGCTTCGGCATTTCTTATATCCACCAATTGTTGAAGGGGATAGTTTCCTCGTTTCGCATATCACCAGATACTCGTCCAGGTACATCTTCACTGTTTTACCCGCGGCAGCGTTGCCGAAAATTTTTAACCGGGTAGAACGGGGAAAGTATTCCGCATAAACAAAAGTCCCCCTTTCGATCTTGTTGTGAATCTCGCCGAGGGTGCGTTCGGCATATTTGATGTTTTTTGGGGTTACGTCCAGATTAGAAAGGGGCTCACGGCATTTAACCCCTTTATAAGTGAATGTAATATTGATGGTTTCACCGTTGCGATGTTTCCTGATGGTTACGCCGCGCGGGAGTTTAGGCGATTCTGTCGTGCCCATTTTGCAACCTCACTAAGATCAATCCATCTTTCCTTAACGCCGTCGACCTTTAGCACCTGAACCCCTTCACGCCACACACCACGCTGTACGCGCTTGTTGATCGCATCAGGAGTTTCACCAGTCTCTTTGCAATAAGTTGAGATGGGAACACAATCGAGGCTCAGCATAGATTTCTCCATTATCCCGCCTGCACACAGGAAAAGCATTATTAACTAATAGTTTCTCTACTTTGAAGTACTGCAAATGCCATTAATACTTCTAAAGTATATCGTCTATAAAACTTAACAAATCCAACATAGAAAACATAGGTGAATAAAAAGCTAAGCATCATAGAAAGTAAACTATAAATAAAATTGCTTTCAGTAAATAAGCGATAAATAAATGTTGTAACTGATATCCAAAATGAAATTATAAATACTAAGCATATATTTCTGCAAAAACCATATAATGCGACATAGTTTTGAATTTTTGTTTGATGCTGTTTTGAAAACTCATAAACATAATGATATGCCAATCTGAAAAGATCGTCATGAAGCCCCGCTTCACCTTTTAATAGTTTGCTATTTGTTATGAATTTTTTCTCATAACCTTCTTTGATCATTAACCATGTTGTATTAGCCAAATGAAATGGCAAGGATTGAGAATAACATAGTCTTTTTGTTAAATAATCCCATAGTGTTATAGGGGATAATATTGAGTTGATTATTCGGTTCTTTATTTTTGTTTTTTTATCAACATTTAGTTCATCACATGAAGGGTAACAGGCTTTTTCTGAAGTGCCTGTCAGTTTGTTAAACAGATATATTGAAGGATATCCTAATTTTTTATTCATGTATTTTTCTATAAAAAATGCTGACGTGATAGAGATAAAATGTCCAGCTATGTAAGTTATGATAACTATTGAAGCGTAGTTCAAAATGCCAAAAATTTGACTTTGACCTCTGAGTAGTTCACGTAAGTCAATAAGAATATCTAAATCGAATATTAAACCACAGAAATATATTAACAGAATAAAAAAACCACCAGGTATTAAATATCCAAGAAAGTCATAAAATGAGAATGGATTTTGATTCATTGTTGTTCTCCAATAATTTTTCAAATTATAATATAACTCATATCCATATGTTAATAAATTGTTTTTGTGTTCTTTTAAGTTAGAGTTGGAATTTGTATGTGCTAATGTTTACAACTCAGTTAACTCTTTAAAACGTTCCATAAACAGGCCGAAAGCCTGACCGGGGCGAAGTGGGTAGATTTCGAATAAATCTGTCGGGGGGATACCTTCCAGTATTACCCAGGGAATACTGTCATCAATATCCAGATCGCGGCGTTCAGTTGCCAGCATGGTCAGATCTGCATACTTCACTACGCTGGCTTCTTCCAGTGGCAAGCCAAACTTAAAGCGGATCAGTTGATCGGTACGTTTCTCAATCTCGCGATAATCAGGCAGTAACGCTTTTAATGGGGCAGGGATATCCTGGCAATACGCTTCGGCTGCGTCGTGCATCAGGGCTTCAAAGGCAAACTCCGGTGATACAAGCTGGCTGCACAGTACGGAATGCTGCGCCACGCTATAAAATTCAGGGAGATGTCCGGAGAAGCGGCAAATATTGGAAAGCGCCACGGCGATATCTTCAATATCAATGTCGTCAATAGTTGCGCTGAGATAATCAAATTGTTTACCTGAAAGTGTTTGAATAAAACTCATCGTTGGTTCTCCTTATAATTTATTTCGCGCTGCACCGCGTGAATTTTGGTTGTGCGAATCCCTCGCCGGGTGGCGATAATTAACAGAATTACACTTCAATAAATCCCCGCGGCGCCGGGGATTTAATGCAGAGCAATTACGCTTTAAAGTTACCGATGAACGTTTCTACTGATTCACCGTCGAATTTGCTGATCAGCAGGTCGCGGAATTCATTGGCGATCGCTTCTTCCTGCGCTTCCAGTTGTACGATACGCAGAACAAAGCGAGGTTCATCACCGGTCAACAGGCTGTTGCGGAGGCTGAACGCACGTTCACCGAGACCCTCATACGGAACACATTTGAACTCAAAAGCCACCGGCATAACGTCTTTGCTGCTGGCCTCAATGCTTTGCATAAGGGATTTCTTACCGCTGAAATCGCCATCTTCATGATCCTGCTGGGTTGCCTGTTGGATCGTAATGCGGCGAACAGCCTGGGCAGCCTGTGAAATCTGCATTGTGTTACCGTCAGCATCGAACGCCAGGAGATAATCGCTCCAGCCTTCAAGCCATTCGGCGATCTGTTTTTGTTTCAGGCGTTCCCCGTTGATCTGGAGCAGGGCGCGGAATTGTGCAGTCTGTTTCAGCGTGATAGAAGCAACGTTGTCTGCATGACCGGGGTTATCCAGCGTACCAATATTGAAAACTGAGCGAGCTGTCATATGGTCAGCATCAATAAAGCAGCGTGCTTTTTCGGTTGCACTGGCATAGCCCTTTGAATAACGGACAAAGTCTTCAATGCTGGTGGTAGTCATGGCGCCGCGGAAGCGGAAACGCTCCAGAGCAAAGCGTTCGAGGCTTTCAACACCTGTCCCGGCAGGCAATAATGCTGTCGGGCAAGCCAGCCCCTGAATATCGTTCAGGTGATAGCCAGAAAGAACCAGGTCTTTTACCTGCTGAAAAGTGCCGCTGTCTAACTGAGACATAAAAATTCCTTATTAACTAATGATCGAAGTGGTGGCAGTGAATTGGTTAGCTGCGGTTCACTGAGCCGCTTTAAGCTTTCCGTCAGTAGTGCCTTTAATACTGAACAGTTGACCCTGATCTTCCTGCAGTATGGTGAGCTTTCCGCCCTTGTTAACCCACATTGGAGTTTCTGTTGTGTCCTCTTCTGACGCTTTACCGCGCGGCGTCGGAGTGCTGTACTGCAGCTTGTGTTTAATTTTGACGCGCTTCTCTTCGACTGAATTTCCCATGCGCTCAAAATCAAAGGTGAGGACTACCTTGCCTTTATTGCCGTTATTCAGAACGCCTAATCCGACAGTATTCAGCGCTGCCGCGATTTTGTTCATGAACACGCCGGCATCCAGTTCGCCCAGAAAGTCGGGCACTACGGTCATGCGGTCATCATTCATCGTTAACCCCTCAAGATGGCGGTTGCCACCGCCAGTTGGTTTCTCCACAAAACAGAAAAGAGCACCTGCTGTAACAGCTTTCCGGGTGGATTGGGTAATGAGCCCGTCGCGCGGAGATGCTCTTTTCTGTTGTGTAAAAAGGTCGGCGTCACGGCAGAACACTGTCGCCTTCCTCCTGTTGTTGGAAGAGCCGGACGCCGACAAGTCTTCACACAGCAATAACGTTGTGGTGCCGGGTGCCTCCCGGTATCTGACGAAGGTTGCACGCCAGACGGGTGCTTAACTACAGAGGATCGACTGTCAGCTTCAACCTTACCCGCGTGCGCTGAGCCGCATTCACCACAACGATAAGAGTTCTCTCTCTTACAGAAGCGCTTTACCGCGCGGAAAAACTCTTATCTGTTGCTCTCCTGAAAAAGCTGGCGGTTTCCGCTAACGTAATGGAATGGGCCGCCAGAATATCGCTTGCACTGGCTACAGGTATCTTCGGGCGGGGCACCGATGACCAGGCGGTACAACCCCTACGATATTTACACTCCGACGCCGTGGGTTAAACGGCTCCGTGTTGTCGGCTGAGTTATCTGTTGCTGGTGGTCAATCCAGTTCCGCAACCCCTCCCGAAGACACCTGTAACATTCATATTGCTTTCTGCGGCAAATCGAGGATGAACCGCATCTCTTTTTGTGTGCGGATTGATTTCGTAATCGTCAGGTCAACATCTCCGCGATATGCCGTTCCGTCTTCACAGATAATCAGCGTTATGTCTTTACGACCTTTCTTGCTGACCTCAAAGTGGTGGGCCTTTCGCGTAACATTACAACCAGCATCCAATGCATCTTTGATCAGATTTTCAATGCCTTTGCTAGCCATGCCGCGTTACCTCGTTAAGTTAATTACTTTACTTTCCAGCGAATCATCCCGGCCTTCGTATGCCCCGGGCGGCTACTTCGTGGGCGTCCTGCCTGTTCGCTGCTCTATGAGTGCAAATTACATTTAAATTGCACATTACGCAAGTATAAAATTGCGATATGTGCAATTTTGAGTCAAAAAAAAGCCACCATAATGGTGGCCTTGTCGACGCTTTCTATTAATTGTGTCGTTTGAGTGACTGCGTCTGGCTTATCAGAACCTTGCCAAAAACACCGAACCTGCACTCGTTGTCTTTGGTAATACTCCATTCCCTGTAGTTAGTGTTATCAGATATCACCAATAATTTATCGGGGATCATCTGCAGCCTTTTTACGTATATTTTATCATCAAAGCCAAAGACATAGATGCCATCACCATCGAACTGGTTGATGCTTATATCGACAAAAATAAGATCTCCCGGTTCAATTGTTGGCGCCATGCTGTCACCGCGCACGTTAATCACTTTAAGCTCAGCGGCAGGGCGCCCGCCAAACATAGCTAATGCTTTGTCCTTGTTATATTCGATAGCATGGATTACATCGATAACATCACCGCCCTGAATGAGTCCATTACCGGCGCTTGCACTGACATCCAGTATCTCGATACGGAACAAATCCTTCACGTTAGCTGAATCCTTCCTCATATCACTGTGTTTACATACAGTATTACCTTTTGAGTCTGAGGTAAAGAGTTCTGCTATATCAACACCTAAGCAGTCAGCCAGCCTAGAAAGTGTTTGTTCGGTAAATTGCTTTTGCTTGCCAGTCTCCAGACGAGAGATGTTTGCGGCATCCACGCCGATGGCTTCTGCTAGCTCAGCAATTTTCATGTTCTTCGCGCGGCGAAGTTGTCTGACACGGTTTCCTATATTCATGCGTTCATTACATTAATTTTTTGCGCATTGTGCAAATCAACTTGCGCAAGTTTGCTGCATGAAATAACATGCGACATGCGCAAAAGAAGGAGGTTTTATGCAATCACCATTGAGAAAATTGCGGAAATCGCATGGTTATACGTTACAGCACGTCGCTAAAGGGGTTCAGGTTGATCCTGCAACATTAAGCCGGGTTGAAAGATGCGAGCAGGCTCCTTCAACAGAGCTTGCTGAGCGCCTGGCTCAATTTTACGCCGGAGAAATTAGCGAGATGCAAATTTTGTATCCAAACAGATATCAGCTTAGTGATTCGGCGATTTGACCGCCACCACAGCAGAAGGAGTAGAGCCGTGGGACATGAACCTGAATGGAAAGTAGAAAAGCAGCCCCGCTGGCTGGTGGCCGCGATTAAAAAGACGATTTCCAGTCTGCATGGCGGTTATGAAGAAGCTGCGGAATGGCTGGATGTCACCAAAGATGCTCTGTTTAACCGCCTGCGTACTGGTGGTGATCAGATCTTCCCGATTGGGTGGGCGCTGGTACTGCAACGTGCCGGAGGAACCTATCACCTGGCACATTCAGTAGCCAGGGCATCAGGTGGCGTTTTTGTTCCGCTGGCAGATATGGAAGAAGTGGATAACGCAGATATTAATCAGCGCCTGCTGGAAGCGATTGAGCAGATCACCAGTTATTCCCAGCAAATCAGGGTGGCTATCGAAGATGGCGTTATTGAGCCACATGAAAAAGCCGTGATTGATGAGGAGTTGTATCAGGCGATCGCAAAGCTGCAACAGCATTCGACACTGGTATACAGAGTTTTTTGCGCGCCAGAAAAGGGTGACGCCCGCGAGTGTGCAGCTCCGGGCGCCGTGGCGTCAAATTTTATGGAGAAAACCAACGCATGAACAGTTTAACGGTAAATAACCGTTTGTCGCAACAACCGGGGATGTATGAGTACCGGCCGTTGCGTCATGAATGCAGATTACCAAATAGCCTGGTCGTGCGTAACCACAGGGAACACAGCCTGACCGTGGGGGATGAATCGTGCAGGAACTTAACCGCTGGTTTCGGGATGGAAGGGGACTTTATGTCCATGTCATTCGCTGGGAACCAGAAACTGAGCGCGTTATCTATCTGCGCAAGGGCTATCCGCATGAGTGTTTTAGCCCTTTGTGGAAATTCAGGCGTGATTTTGTTGAGTGTGAAGCGCCAGGAACACATTGATTCTGCAATTCCGGGACGTTACACTGTTCAGACACCTCATAAAGCGGGGGCCGGGCGTGGAAACCCGGAATTCAATATAGAGCACAACCGCGCTCATGCGGTTTTTTCTTGTCATGAGCATTGTTACGCCCAAATTATGGTGGGGCGTGCAGGGCCAGTTTCGGCTGGGCCGGGTTCTATGTTGACCGGTATTTCCACCCCTGTACGTCTCACCACCTATAAGGTCGTGGAAAGCCTTGGTGGTGAGTTCATTGAATTCAACATAGAGGCTGCCACTATGGCTACTGTCCCAACCCTCGCTCAACCTGAAATTAGAATTATTAACGGCCAAGCCGTTACTTCCTCCCTGGCTGTTGCCGACTACTTCATCAAGCGTCACGCTGATGTTATCCGTAAAATAGAATCTCTCGAATGTTCCACTCTATTTCGTAAACGCAATTTTGCGTTTACATCGATTTCAGTAAATCAGCCCAACGGCGGTACTCGCAAACTCCCATGCTATCAAATCACACGCGATGGTTTTGCGTTCTTGGCAATGGGTTTCACTGGTAAACGTGCTGCTCAGTTTAAAGAGGCATACATCGATGCCTTTAACCAGATGGAGAAACAACTTTCAACTCCATCGGTGCTGAGCGATGCAGCACATAATGCCAGCGTTCTTTATTCCTACATTTCATCCATTCATCAGGTCTGGTTACAGCAGCTTTATCCCATGCTGGAAAAAGCGGAATCTCCGCTAGCCGTAAGCCTGTACGACCGCATCAATGACGCTGCGGCGCTTGCGAGCCTTATCAATATGACACTGAACCGTTCAGAGGTAAGGGGGCGCAAATGATCCGGAATATTTTTAAACGGTTCACCAGCCAACGTTTTCATTGCCCTCGTCCAGGACAGTGGTACAGCACACCAGAAGGGTACGTTCTGCGTATTAGCCTGGTCGATCGCGAATGTCAGAAGGTTGTCTGTGAGCCTCTTGGGCGTAATTACCGCGTCAACATGCCGCTTATTGCCTTTCGTTCCGGCAAAAACATGAAGCATCTCGGAGGTGCTGCATGAGCACTAAATTAACAGGCTATGTATGGGATGCCTGTGCAGCTTCGGGAATGAAATTATCCAGTGTGGCTATCATGGCTCGCCTGGCTGATTTCAGCAATGACGAAGGGGTCTGCTGGCCATCCATTGAGACAATTTCTCGTCAGCTTGGGGCCGGGGTAAGTACAGTCAGAACGGCGATAGCAAAACTGGAAGCTGACGGCTGGTTATCACGTAAAGCCAGACGTCAGGGAAACCGTAATGCCTCCAATGTTTATCAGCTAAATGTGGCAAAGCTGCAGGCGGCTGCATTTGCTCACCTGTCAGATCCTGACCAGTCAAAATCTGACCCATCAGAATCTGACGCATCAAAATCTGACCCGTCGAAATCTGGCAAAAACGGCGGTTTTGACCCGTCAGAATCTGGCGGGGATCCGTCAGTAAAATCAAAACAAGATCCACAAGTTAATAAAACCCCTTCTTGTCCGGACGCTTCGCAACCGGACCAGCAGATGACAGACCAGGAGTTTTTAACCCGTCATCCGGATGCTGCTGTGTTGAGCCCTAAAAAGCGCCAGTGGGGAACGCAGGACGATTTGACCTGTGCTCAGTGGATCTGGAAAAAAATCATCGCCCTGTACGAACAGGCCGCGGAGAGTGACGGCGAGCTGGTTCGTCCGAAGGAACCTAACTGGACCGTCTGGGCAAATGAAATTCGCCTGATGTGTGCTCAGGACGGGCGTACCCACAAACAGATCTGCGAAATGTACAGCCGGGTCAGCCGTGATCCGTTCTGGTGCCGTAACATTCTCAGCCCCTCAAAGCTCCGGGAAAAGTGGGATGAATTGTCACTGCGTTTGTCCGCACCCATCGGCGGACGTTTCGAAAACCGTGAAGATCCGATGTTCAAATCCAGCTACGGGAATGTGGATTACAGCCAGATCCCGACAGGGTTCAGGGGGTGATATGAGTCTTATGGGAGACGTTCAGAAATTCATTGAATCCCATCCGGGATGTACTTCCAGCGATATAGCGAATGCTTTTGCAGATTTCCCGCGTAAAAGCGTCCTGCAGTCGGCAAGTAAGTTACGCCAGTGCGGGCGTGTTGCTCATCGCTTTGAAGGTAAAACTCGCAGGCATTTTGCTCTTGAGACAGACATACAGCCGGATCAGGAGCCAGATATCGGGACTAAACCTGTGCGGAGTTGTTATGTCGGAACCAACGACCCGCAGGTGATTATGCATCTGATACGTCAGGCAGAAACACTGGAGTCGGGAGGGTTGTTCCGTCGTGCAGCTACGGTATGGATGGAGGCATTCCGGGAGAGTCATATCCCGTCGGAACGTAGCGCCTTTCTGGCGCGCCGTGAACGGTGTTTGCGGAAGAGCAGAAAGTATGTTGCATCAGGTAGTGAGTGGTATCTGTCAGGGAATTATGTGGGGTCTTAATGAGCAATAAATATTGCCAGGCGCTGGCAGAACTGCGCAACAAATCAGCACACGAACTGAAAGAGGTCGGCGATCAGTGGCGCACGCCGGACAACATTTACTGGGGCATAAATGCCATGTTTGGTCCGTTTGTTCTCGATCTTTTCTCGGACGATGAAAACGCCAAATGTGAGGACTATTACACTGCGGAAGATAACGCGCTGGCGCATGACTGGGCGGATCGTCTGGCTGAACTCAACGGGGCCGCTTTTGGTAATCCTCCTTACAGTCGCGCCAGCCAGCATGAAGGGCAATACATCACAGGTATGCGATACATCATGAGGCATACCAGCGCTATGCGGGATAAGGGCGGGCGCTATGTTTTCCTGATCAAAGCTGCCACCAGCGAAGTATGGTGGCCGGAAGATGCAGACCATATCGCGTTTATTCGTGGCCGAATTGGTTTCGAACTGCCGGCATGGTTTATCCCGAAAGATGAAAAACAGGTGCCTACCGGCGCTTTCTTTGCGGGGGCGATCGCTGTATTCGATAAAACCTGGAAAGGGCCAGCGATCAGCTATATCGGGCGTGATGAGCTTGAAGCTGGTGGCGAAGCGTTTCTGGCGCAGATCCACCGCGAAGCGAAACGCCTGGTCGGGAAGGTGGCGGTATGAAGCTGACCCTGCCATTTCCGCCGAGCGTGAACACTTACTGGCGTCATCCCAACAAAGGACCGTTTGCCGGAAAGAGCCTGATAAGTGTGGCGGGACGCAAATTCCGGAGTGCAACGTGTGCCGCCATCATTGAACAACTTCGCCGATTGCCGAAACCGACATCAACCCATGCAGCGGTAGAAATCATCCTGTATCCGCCAGATAAGCGGATCAGGGATTTGGACAACTACAACAAAGCGCTGTTCGACGCACTGACCCACGCAGGAGTCTGGGAGGACGACAGCCAGGTAAAGAGAATGCTGGTGGAGTGGGGACCAGTTTTCCCGAAGGGGAAGGTAGAAATCACGATCACGAAATTTGAAACAGGGGCGGGTGCAGCCGCCTGAAAATGGAGAAAGAAGCATGAATAATTTAATGGTCATTGATGGTATCGAAGTTCGCCGCGACGTTCATGGGCGCTATTGTCTTAACGATTTGCACCGGGCTGCGGGTGGAGAGCAGAAATACCGTCCCAAGTACTGGCTTGATAATAAGCAAACCCGTGAACTGATTGAGCAACTTTTCACCGAGGGCGGAATTCCATCCTTGTAACAAAATCAATCAGTTAGCTTTTTTCAGGGCGGTAGAGATACCCAAAATTTGGGTATCGCTCCAGTAAATACTGTTCGCGGTGGTGCTGAACAAGGTACATACGTATGCAAAGAACTGGTGTTTGCTTATGCAATGTGGATCAGCCCATCTTTCCATCTCAAGGTGATCCGCACGTTCGATCGGATTACCAGTGCGCCACAAACATCTTCTGGTATGGCTGCCGATAAGATGCAGGCGGGGGTGATTCTGCTGGGTTTTATGCGCAAAGAGTTAAACCTGTCCAATTCATCGGTACTGGGCGCGTGCCAGAAACTCCAGGAGGCAGTGGGACTACCTAACCTGGCACCACAATATGCCATTGATGCTCCGGCTGGCGCGCTGGATGGTTCAAGCCGCCCGACGCTGGCACTGAGCGCGCTGTTAAAACAGCATGGTATCCGGATGACGGCTAATCAGGCGTATCTGCAGTTAGCAAAGCTGGGTGTTGTTGAACATCGTGAGCGTTACAGTCGCTCCGCGATTAACGGCATTAAAAAATTCTGGTCGCTGACGGCGAAAGGCTGCATGTTTGGCAAAAACATCACCAGCCCGGCAAACCCTCGCGAGACGCAGCCGCATTTCTTCGAGTCCAAATTTCCTGAGCTGCTGAAGCTGCTCGATACCGTTCATTGAGGTGATCGTGAGAGCGTTACTGACCCCTGAAATTGCTCCTCGTATGGGCGTTGTATTGTTCAGGCCGGGATCGGAACTGATGCCCCTGTTTATGCAGGGGCGTGTTCTGCTTGAACCAGAGCCGGAGCAATATTCATCTTTCGCCAGCGGCGCGGTCCCGGCGGTATCACAGCCGCTGGCGGATGACCCTGCTGTTCGTGATGTGTTCCGTAATGAGTCGGTTATTTATCGTGCTGGTGGTCTTGATAGTCTGGAAAGCTGGCTACTCCGGGGGAATGGCTGTCAGTGGCCGCATTCAGACTGGCACAGCGAACAGATGACAACCATGCGCCACGCTCCAGGGGCAATCCGACTGTGCTGGCACTGCGATAACCTGCTGCGCGAACAGTTTACGGAACGGCTGAAATCAATAGCTGTGGAGAACACGACAAAATGGGGTTTATCGGTTGTTTGTCGTGATCTGGGTTTTGACGATATGCACGCAGTTACTCTCCCGGAACTGTGCTGGTGGATGGTACGCAATGACCTGGCAGAAGTCTTACCGGAGAGCGCTGCGAGAAAAGCATTAAGGATGCCGAAGGCAATTGTCCAGTCAGCTACCCGTGAAAGTGAAATTGTTCCCTCGGTGCCGGCCACCAGCATTGTACAGGATAAGGCGAAAAAGGTACTGGCGCTCAGGGTTGATCCGGAATCGCCGGAAAGCTTCATGTTACGTCCGAAACGCCGTCGATGGGTCAATGAGAGATATACCCGCTGGGTTAAATCCCAGCCGTGCGCCTGCTGCGGGAAGCAGGCGGATGATCCGCACCACCTGATAGGCTACGGTCAGGGAGGGATGGGAACAAAGGCGCATGACCTCTTTGTGCTGCCGTTGTGCAGAACGCATCACAATGAATTACATGCGGACACCGTGGCATTCGAAGAGAAATACGGCTCTCAACTGGAGTTGATATTTCGTTTTATCGATCGCGCGCTGGCAATTGGCGTGCTGGCGTAAATGGAGAACACGCATGAACCTTGAAGCCTTACCAAAATATTACTCACCAAAATCTCCAAAATTGAGCGATGACGCTCCGGCGACAGCCTCCGAATCTTTGACGATTACGGATGTAATGGCGGCGCAGGGGATGGTGCAGTCGAAAGCACCACTGGGTTTTGCCTTATTCCTGGCAAAAGTTGGTGTTCAGGATCCTCAGTTTGCGATTGAAGGTCTGCTCAATTACGCGATGGCACTGGATAACCCGACATTGAATAAATTGAGTGAAGAAACCCGGTTACAGATCATCCCTTACCTTGTGAATTTTGCCTTTGCTGATTATTCCAGGTCTGCGGCAAGTAAGGCTCGCTGTGAGCATTGTGCTGGTACTGGATTTCATAATGTATTGCGCGAAGTGGTGAAACACTCCAGAAGCGGGGAATCTGTTGTCAAGGAAGAGTGGGTGAAGGAACTATGTCAGCATTGCCATGGTAAGGGAGAAGTCAGCACAGCGTGCAGAGGGTGTAAGGGTAAAGGTATTGTCCTGGATGAAAAAAGAACCCGGCTTCATGGCACGCCTGTTTATAAGATTTGTGGGCGTTGCAATGGAAACCGGTTTAGCCGTTTACCAACCACACTGGCGCGGCATCATGTCCAGAAGCTGGTACCAGACCTGACTGATTATCAGTGGTACAAAGGATATGCAGATGTCATTGATAAACTGGTGACAAAGTGCTGGCAGGAAGAAGCATATGCTGAGGCGCAATTAAGAAAAGTCACGAGATAAATGATTTTCGCCGAAGATGGCGACATGATACTTGCACTTTTCAAAAAATATGGTTAGGATTCCCCTAACGATGGGCTTTGTGTGTCTACCGTTGATAATCTTCAAGAACCCGCCACCGAGCGGTTTTTTATTGATGTCAATTGTGTTTTTAAGGCTCTCCTTCCTTAAAGTGTGTTGTACAAAAAACTGGCAGCCAGCTACGCTCATTTTGAAAAAGTGACACCCTTCAATGTTTCTTTTGAATGGAATTGCTACCCATAAATCTCTATCAAAAACAGGAGAGCATATATGGTGGAGCGTTGTTCTGTTTGTGAGCAGTCATTAAGTCATTCACGAGAAGTTGAACAAGATGGCGTTGAATATAAATCTTGCCCAAAATGTTCTGCTGATGCCGGAGTGCACGTTTTTTATAAAACAATAGACTTTGGTTATAGGGATATGGGAGACGGCAGACATATCGTTCAGTCATGGTGTCCGGCTTGCCGTTCTGGTGAAAAACCTTTTATACCACCAGCATTTAAATGTTGTTAACTCAATGAATTATAAAAAGAGGCTGCCTGTGGGCGGCCTTTTTTGTGCACTACGCATCTTTTGCGACTCAGCGCTATAACCAGCTTCTTCCCCTTCACTCGTTGCACTTCCGATAACCGGAGGTGGGAATTATGAAAATGCATAACGATCCTCATTCCTGGTCTGACTTACTTGAATTGTTACAGAGCTGGTGGCGTGGAGACACACCGCTGGGCGCAGTAATTATGTCGATCGTTATGGCTGGCTTGCGCATTGCCTATTTTGGCGGTGGTGGTGGCTGGAAGCGAAAAACGCTCGAGATTTTGCTCTGTGGCGCTCTGACTCTGACTTTTGCATCCGCTCTTGAGTATGTCGGATGGCCTAAATCTCTTTCTGTTGCCATTGGTGGCGGCGTTGGGCTGATCGGGGTCGATGCTATTCGTGGGGCTGCAATGCGAGTAATCGGTAACAAATTTGGTAGCTCGAAGGAGTAATTTATGCAGGCACTAAATTCCCAGCGTAAAGCTTTCCTTGATATGGTGGCATGGTCAGAAGGAACGGATAACGGGCGACAACCGACACGTAACCACGGTTATGATGTTATTGTTGGTGGCGAACTGTTCACTGATTACTCCGATCACCCTCGCAAACTTGTCACGCTAAACCCCAAACTCAAATCAACAGCCGCCGGACGTTACCAGCTTCTTTCACGCTGGTGGGATGCTTACCGTAAACAGCTTGGCCTGAAAGATTTTTCTCCAGAAAGCCAGGACGCTGTAGCTCTGCAGCAGATTAAAGAGCGTGGCGCTTTACCGATGATTGACTGCGGCAATATTCGTCAGGCAATCGACCGTTGCAGCAATATCTGGGCGTCGTTACCTGGTGCAGGTTACGGTCAGTATGAACATAAAATCGGCGACCTGATTGCCCGATTTAAAGAGGCTGGTGGGGAAGTAAATGAAGCTGAGATATAAGCTGGTTATTGTTGCCTTCTTTGTTACCGTCATTGGTTCCTTCATCTGGTCTACCGGGCATTACTACAGCAAATATCAGCACGAAAAGGAGCGTGCTGATGAGGCTGTACGAAATGCTGAATCAGCAACTGCCATTACCCGTAACGTTCTGCAATCACTGCAAATCATCAATACAGTTATAGAGGCTAACCAGCATGCAAAACAGCAGATCGCACTGGAGTCACAGAGAACCCAGGAAGATATCAAAGTGGCTGTTGCGGATGATGATTGTGCTTCACGTCCTGTGCCTGCTGCCGCTGCTGACCGGTTGCGGAAGTACGCGGACGGTTTACGTGAGCGATCCGGTGGCACCGCTGCCAGCCAGCCTGACTTCTGATACTCCAGTACCGTTTATACCCAATCCGCTGACGTATGGTACCAGTCTGGAGTTGAATGTTGCTCTATTGTCAGCCTTGGGACAATGTAATTTTGATAAAACTGGAATCAGAAATATTGAATCACGGCGCGCTATTTTGCATTCGAAAGACAAATAGCTCGAGTTATATTTTTCATTATCGTTGCGAATGCTCCTAATAAAGCTGTGTATTATGGTAATTTTATAAAACCTATGGGTTTAAGTTCAGATGCTAGCGTTTTTATAGCGTAATGTAGCAGCTTACATAAAATATGCATCGTGATTAACTATTAGGCCAACCTTTTGGACCAATATGAAAGTGGAAGTTTATACAAATCGTTTGTCGATGATTAAACATGTGTCTAGTAGAGCTAGTCATGAACAGGTTTATTACGTATCATTTTGTGTAGATTATCGAGAGTACAACTAGTAGAGCAGCTAATCTTTAGATAGTGCCAGTGATGTTCACTTACGATAAACTAACCTTTTCATTCAGTGGAGGTTATTATGTGGCATACATTACTTAACTGGCCTTGGGGAACTGTGTGGTCAGCTGTATCGGCTTTAAGTTCAATTGTAACTGTTACATTAGGTTTTTGGGCAATGAATGTTTGGCGGCGACAGGAGGCTCTGAAGGCCAAAATGGCTCTGAAAATGGCAGTGGCTGATTATTCAAATGCATTATCACAACTACCTTTATCTCTTAGTCGTAATGTTCGTATTGAAAAAAGGGCCGAGCTACGAGAGTTAAATCATAAATTAAATGCTGTTAATAATGCTTTTTTGATATGCGAACATATGTTGGAAAAATACCCACGTGTAAACAGCGGTTGTCGTTCTTTATCTGTTGCCCACAAAGAATATATTAGAATGAGAGATAATAGTATTCAGGCGAAATATATCTGTCATAATATTCTTTCAGAACAGTTTGTATTCAAATGAAAATGAACGATTGGTATTTACTTGCCGTTTATTCATTGGATTGAAAAGTCTATTTAACAAACCGTGTTAAAGCGGTTTCTGATTGCAGTTATGGTTAGATATTTAACGAAAACTACAGGGATAATAGATGCCTCCACGAACCCCAAAAGCCTGTCGCGTTCGCGGCTGCCGCCATACCACGACTGACCCGTCAGGCTATTGCGAAAGCCACAAAAGCGAAGGCTGGAAGCAATACAAGCCAGGCCAGTCCCGATACCAGCGCGGTTATGGTTCGAAGTGGGACGTTATCCGCGCGCGTGTGCTGAAGCGTGACAAAGGCCTGTGCCAGTTGTGCCTGCGTGCCGGTGTGGTGCGTGAGGCGAAAACCGTTGACCACATCATCCCTAAAGCGCATGGCGGCACTGATGCCGACAGTAATCTGCAGAGTCTGTGCTGGCCCTGCCATAAGGCGAAGACGGCCCGTGAACGGTTAAAGTGATAATAATTCTCAACTGTCTGTGAGGGAGGGGTGGGTCAAATCCCTGTGACCTGACGTCTTCCGGACTGCCCGCCCCCTCGAATTTTTATACCCGCGAAAAATGAAATTTAACCAGGAGTGCCGCATATGGCTGGAACGGCGGGGCGTTCCGGGCGTCGCCCCATGCCTACGGCGCGCAAGGAGCTGGCCGGGAACCCCGGAAAGCGAGCCCTGAATAAAGAAGAACCAGTATTCACACCAATAAATGGGGTTTCTCCTCCGGACTGGTTTAACGAAGAAGATATGCCTCTGGCATCAGTTATGTGGGAACTGACCACCAAAGAATTGTGTGGTCAGGGACTGCTGTGTGTTACGGATTTGGCTGTACTGGAGCGCTGGTGTGTCGCCTACGAGTTCTGGCGGAGAGCAGTAAAAAATATCGCAAAAGAAGGTAACACCATAACTGGCGCTATGGGGGGGAAAATAAAGAACCCTGAACTTACTGCCAAGAAAGAACAGGAATCGGAGATGAGTTCTACTGGTTCTATGCTGGGCCTTGACCCCAGTAGTCGACAGCGCCTTATTGGTCTGGCCGGACAGAAGAAAACATCTAACCCATTCCTGAAGATGATCAACTCATGAGCCGGAAATCATATCCCAACGTTAACGCCGCTAATCAGTATGCCCGCAACGTTGTGCGGGGAAAAATCACGGCATGTCAGTATGTCATTCAGGCCTGCCAGCGTCACATTGATGATATGGCGGCGGAGAAGAGTAAAAGGTTTCGGTACCGCTTTGATAAAGACATGGCTGAGAAAGCTGCAAAGTTTATTCAGTTACTTCCACATACAAAAGGTGAATGGGCGTTCAAACGTATGCCGATTACCCTGGAACCGTGGCAACTTTTCATCGTGTGCTGTGCCTTTGGCTGGGTACAGAAGGGAACAAAGCTTCGTCGTTTTCGTGAGGTCTACACAGAGATACCACGTAAGAACGGGAAATCGGCTATTTCAGCTGGTGTAGCTCTCTACTGTTTCACCTGTGATAACGAATTCGGTGCGGAAGTATACTCCGGCGCCACGACAGAAAAACAGGCGTGGGAGGTATTTCGTCCCGCGCGTCTGATGTGTAAGCGCACACCACTACTGGTGGAGGCATTCGGTATAGAGGTGAATGCCTCAAACCTGAACCGTCCGGAGGATGGTGCCCGCTTCGAGCCGTTGATCGGCAACCCCGGGGACGGGGCATCACCGCACTGCGCAATAGTTGACGAATACCACGAACACCCTACGGATGCGCTCTACACAACAATGCTTACAGGTATGGGCGCGCGCCGACAGCCGCTGATGTGGGCAATAACCACGGCGGGCTACAACATCGAGGGGCCGTGTTACGACAAGCGACGCGAAGTGATTGAGATGCTGAACGGATCGGTGCCGAACAACGAACTTTTTGGCGTGATTTACACGGTTGATGAAGGGGATGACTGGACAGATCCAAAAGTGCTGGAGAAAGCAAACCCGAACATTGGGGTGTCAGTATACCGTGACTTCCTTCTCAGTCAGCAACAGCGTGCTATTAACAATGCCCGCCATGCGGGTGTGTTCAAAACGAAGCATCTCAATGTATGGGTTGCCGCCCGCACAGCATTCTTTAATCTGGTTTCCTGGCAAAACTGTGAGGATAAGACGCTGACGCTGGAACTGTTTGAGGGTCAACCCTGCGTACTGGCGTTCGATCTGGCTCGTAAGCTGGACATGAACAGCATGGCGAGGTTATTTACCCGTGAAATAGACGGGAAAACGCATTTTTACAGCGTGGCGCCACGTTTCTGGGTGCCGTATGACACGGTCTACAGTGTTGAGAAAAATGAGGATCGCCGTACTGCGGAACGTTTTCAGAAATGGGTTGAAATGGGCTTTTTGACAGTAACTGATGGTGCGGAGGTGGATTACCGCTACATCCTTGAAGAGGCCAAAGCTGCGAACAAACTGAACCCGGTCAGCGAATCCCCCATTGATCCATTTGGTGCCACCGGGCTTTCACATGATCTAGCTGATGAAAACCTGAATCCCGTCACTATCATCCAGAATTACACCAACATGTCCGATCCGATGAAAGAACTGGAAGCGGCGATTGAATCGGGGCGCTTTCATCATGACGGCAATCCCATCATGACCTGGTGTATCGGCAACGTGGTCGGCAAAACCATTCCGGGTAACGATGACGTGGTGAAGCCTATTAAGGAGCAGGCGGAAAATAAAATCGATGGTGCAGTTGCACTGATTATGGCGGTTGGCAGAGCCATGTTGTACGAGAAAGAAGACACGCTGTCTGACCACATTGAGTCCTACGGGATCCGCTCGCTTTAACTGAGGTAATTATGATCATGCTGATTCTCGCGCCTCTGGTGGGCGTGCTGGGTGCGCTTTTGCTGGCGTATGGTGCCTGGCTGATTTATCCCCCGGCGGGTTTTGTTGTTGCCGGGGCGCTGTGCATGTTCTGGTCGTGGCTGGTGGCGCGATATCTCGACCGTACACAGCAGTCTGTCGGCGGAGGTAAATAGTGTTCTTTTCGGGATTATTTCAACGAAAAAGTGACGCGCCGGTGACCACGCCAGCAGAGCTGGCGGATGCTATCGGGCTGTCATACGACACCTATACCGGAAAGCAGATCAGCAGTCAGCGGGCCATGCGACTGACGGCGGTTTTTTCCTGCGTCAGAGTGCTGGCAGAGTCGGTCGGGATGTTGCCCTGCAACCTGTATCACCTGAACGGCAGCCTGAAACAGAGAGCCACTGGCGAACGTCTGCATAAGCTGATCTCCACGCATCCCAATGGCTATATGACGCCGCAGGAGTTCTGGGAGCTGGTGGTCACCTGTCTGTGCCTGCGGGGCAACTTTTATGCTTACAAAGTGAAAGCATTTGGCGAAGTGGCTGAACTGCTGCCCGTCGATCCCGGTTGTGTGGTGCCGAAGCTTAACAGTAGCTGGGAGCCGGTCTATCAGGTCACATTCCCGGATGGCTCCACGGATGTACTGAGCCAGGAGGATATCTGGCATGTGCGCACGCTGACGCTGGACGGACTGGTGGGGCTGAATCCCATCGCCTATGCCCGCGAGGCAATATCGCTGGCGGCAGCGACCGAAGAGCACGGGGCCAGACTGTTCAGCAATGGCGCGGTGACGTCGGGTGTGTTGCGTACAGAGCAGACGCTGTCGGATCAGGCTTATGAGCGCCTGAAGAAAGATTTTGAGGAGCGTCACACCGGGCTTGGTAATGCTCACCGCCCGATGATCCTTGAGATGGGGCTGGACTGGAAGTCGATGGCGCTGAACGCCGAGGATAGCCAGTTCCTGGAAACCCGCAAGTTTCAGCTTGAAGAAATCTGTCGTCTGTTCCGGGTGCCATTGCACATGGTGCAGAACACCGATCGCGCCACCTTCAACAATATTGAAGAGCTGGGGCTGGGATTTATCAACTATTCACTGGTGCCGTATCTGACCCGCATCGAACAGCGGATCAACACCGGACTGGTACGAAAAAGTAAGCAGGGCGTTTTTTACGCCAAATTTAACGCGGGAGCGTTACTGCGTGGGGATATGAAGTCCCGTTTTGAAGCCTATGCCACCGGGATCAACTGGGGGATTTACTCTCCCAATGACTGCCGCGACCTGGAAGATATGAATCCGCGTCCCGGTGGTGATGTCTATCTCACACCGATGAACATGACCACGAAACCCTCAGATGGCAGTAAAGCCGGTAAGCAGAAGGATAACGCCAATGCAGACGAAACAACGTCTTGATGTACCGCTGAGTCTTAAATCTGTCAGTGACTCCGGTGAGTTTGAAGGGTATGGCTCCGTCTTTGGTGTAAAGGACAGCCACGATGATGTGGTTATGTCCGGGGCATTTGCTGCTTCCCTGCGGGAGTGGAGTGACAGAAAAGCGTTACCTGCGCTGCTCTGGCAGCACCGCATGGATGAGCCCATCGGTGTTTACACCGAAATGAAGGAAGACGATGTCGGGCTGTACGTTAAGGGGCGATTGCTCATTGATGATGATCCCCTGGCAAAACGCGCACATGCACACATGAAGGCCGGTTCGTTAACCGGCCTTTCTATTGGGTACGTACTGAAAGACTGGGAATACGACCGGAGCAAAGAAGCCTTTCTGCTGAAAGAAATCGACCTCTGGGAAGTCAGTCTGGTGACGTTCCCGTCAAACGATGAGGCACGGATCAGCGACGTCAAGAACGCGCTGGCCCGCGGGGAAATCCCCGAACAGAAAAAAATCGAAAGAGTCCTGCGTGATGTCGGACTCTCCCGTACCCAGGCCAAAGCATTCATGGCCGGGGGCTATGGCGCACTGCCCCTGCGCGACGCTGAGGATGTGGGCTCTGCACTGAATGTACTGAAAAATCTGAACTTCTAATCAGGAGAAATACGATGGCGGTTGATATTAAAGATGTGGAACAGGTCGCGCAGGAACTTCAACAGAAGTTTGACGACTTCAAAGCAAAGAACGACAAGCGCGTTGAGGCGATTGAGCAGGAAAAGGGCAAGCTTGCCGGGCAGGTGGAAACCCTGAACGGGAAACTCAGCGAGCTGGAAAATCTCAAAAGCGACCTTGAAAAAGAGCTGCTTGAGCTGAAACGTCCGGCAGGTGGAGCGCAAAACAAGGTGGCTGCAGAACATAAAGACGCTTTCGTCGGCTTTCTGCGTAAAGGCCGCGAAGACGGTCTGCGCGATCTGGAGAGTAAGGCGTTGCAGGTGGGCACTGATGAAGATGGTGGTTATGCCGTGCCGGAAGAGCTGGATCGCAGCATTCTCAGCCTGCTGAAAGATGAGGTGGTGATGCGCCAGGAGGCCACGGTGATCACCGTGGGCGGTTCCGACTATAAAAAACTGGTGAATCTGGGTGGTACGGCTTCCGGATGGGTCGGCGAAACTGACACGCGTTCCCAGACCGCTACTTCCAGGCTGGGGCTGATTGAGCCTTTCATGGGGGAAATCTACGGCAACCCGCAGGCCACCCAGAAAATGCTGGATGATGCCTTCTTCAACGTGGAAGCCTGGATCAACAGTGAACTGGCGACCGAATTTGCCGAACAGGAGGAAATTGCCTTTACCACTGGTGACGGCACCAAGAAGCCGAAAGGGTTCCTGGCCTATGAATCCACCGAAGAGTCCGATAAGGCTCGTGCGTTCGGTAAACTTCAGCACATCGTATCCGGTGAAGCGACCGCGGTGACCGCTGATGCCATCATTAAGCTGATTTACACGCTGCGTAAGGCGCATCGTACCGGCGCGAAGTTCATGATGAACAACAACAGCCTGTTTGCCATCCGTCTGCTGAAAGATACCGAGGGTAACTATCTGTGGCGTCCGGGGCTGGAACTGGGACAGCCATCCTCACTGGCGGGTTACGGTATCGCTGAAAACGAACAGATGCCGGATATCGCCGCCGATGCGAAAGCCATTGCGTTTGGTAACTTCAAACGGGGTTACACCATCGTTGACCGTATCGGCACCCGCATCCTGCGCGACCCGTACACCAACAAACCGTTTGTCGGTTTTTATACCACCAAGCGCACCGGGGGTATGCTGGTCGATTCACAGGCTATCAAGCTGCTGAAAGTCGCTGCGGCGTAATCACTGGTGGGGCGCTGAACGGCGCCCCTGTTCTGACAGGTGAGGGAATCATGATCCTGAAACAAGATCTCAAATGGTCGCCAGACGGTCTGCGTGTTGAAATCATTCGTGCCGGTGAACACGACGACAGGATACTCCCGGCCCGGGTGCAGGAGATTGCGCTTCAGACCGGGTTAGCAGAGTGCGAAACCAGTGCAAAAAGCAATAAAGCGGTGAAAGAGAAAAAACCCACGACCAGTCAAGAGGGCTGAGTATGCTTCTGAGCGTGGAAGAAATTAAAGCTCAACTCCGGCTGGATGAGGATTTTGAAGCCGATGAGCGCTACCTGCAACTGCTGGCCAGAGCGGTACAAAAGCGGACGGAGACGTATCTGAACCGGAAGCTCTATGCGCCGGATGAAACCATTCCGGACAGCGATCCTGACGGACTGCTCCTGCAGGATGATATCCGTCTGGGGATGTTGATGCTTATCAGTCATTTCTACGAAAACCGATCTTCCGTCACGGAAGTGGAAAAACTCGACATGCCACAGAGCTTTGGCTGGCTTGTCGGTCCATACAGGTACTTTCCACAATGAAAATTCGTCAGGCGCAGACCAGCGCCACATACCTTTTGCCCGACCCAGGCGAACTTGACCAGCGCATTGTTATCCGGCGGCGTGTCGATGTTCCGGCTGATGACTTTGGCGTAACGCCGACGTACCCGGAGCAGATCCGGACGTGGGCCAAAAAAGCGCAACCCGGTGCGGCAGCTTATCAGGGGTCTGTGCAGATAGAAAACAGGGTGACGCACTATTTCACCATCCGTTTTCGCCGCGGTATCACCGCCGATCATGAAGTGCTCCACGACGATATTTCTTATCGGGTTAAACGGGTCCGTGATCTGAACAGTAAACGCCGCTTTCTGTTGATCGAGTGCGAAGCGCTGGGTACCGATAACGGGAGTGACTATGCCGCAGAAAGCATATTTACACGTTGATTTCGTACAGCCGGAAGAACTGGTGTTTAACCGGGCGAGAATGCGGCGGGCGTTCGTCAAAATTGGTCAGGTGCACATGCGTGATGCGCGGCGACTGGTCATGAAACGTGGCCGCTCGAAGCCAGGCGAAAACCCCTCGTACCGCACCGGCCAGCTGGCGCGTTCTATCGGCTACTACGTACCCCGTGCGTCAAAAAAACGTCCGGGGCTCATGGTGAAGATCGCGCCTAACCAGAAAAACGGCGAGGGCAACCGGCATATCAACGGTGCCTTTTACCCCGCCTTTCTGTTCTACGGTGTTCGCCGTGGGGCGAAACGTAAGAAAGGCCATCATCGCGGCGCATCAGGCGGCAGCGGCTGGCGTGTGGAACCACGTAACAACTACATGACTGAGGTTCTGGATAAACGCCGCAGCTGGACACGTTATGTGCTCTCCCGCGAATTGCGAAAATCACTCCGTCCTCAGCGAAGGAAGAAAAAATGAAATTAACCCCGATTATTGCGGCACTTCGCAGCCGTTGCCCTCGGTTTGAAAACCGTGTGGGTGGCGCAGCGCAGTTTAAAGCGATACCGGAGGCCGGAAAGCTCAGACTACCAGCCGCGTATGTTGTGCCAGCCGAAGACGTCACGGGTGAGCAGAAATCGCAGACCGACTACTGGCAGGATTTGACGGAGGGTTTTTCCGTCATCGTGGTACTCAGCAACGAACGGGATGAAAAAGGGCAGTGGGCTTCTTACGACGCAGTTCACGACGTCAGGCAGGAAATCTGGAAGGCGCTGCTGGGGTGGGAGCCGGATCCGCAGGCGCATAAAATTCAGTATGCGGGTGGGATGCTTCTCGATCTGAACCGCCACGAACTGTATTACCAGTTCGACTTCACGGTGAAGTATGAAATTACCGAAACAGACACCCGCCAGCAGGATGATCTGGACGGCCTGCCCGACCTTAAAACGCTCAGTATTAATGTTGATTTTATCGAACCCGGTACCGGGCCAGATGGCGACATCGAGCACCACACCGAAATTACATTTCAGGAATAAACCATGTTTGTGAAACCCACAAAAGGGCGATCGGTTCCCGATCCGGCCCGTGGCGACCTTTTACCTGAAGGAGGTCGAAATGTTGATGAGAATAACTACTGGCTGCGCCGCGAGGCCGCTGGTGATGTCCGGCGCACGAATAAAAAGGTGAAAACAAATGGCGATTAGTTTTAATTCCATCCCGTCAGATACACGGGTTCCGCTGTTTTATGCCGAGATGGATAACTCGGCGGCAAATACCGCCCGGGACAGCGGGGCATCACTGCTGATTGGTCACGCCAGCAATGATGCGTCAATTGCCGTCAACAGTCTTGTTCTGGTGTCATCGGTTGATTATGCCCGTCAGATTTGCGGTGCCGGAAGCCAGCTGGCCCGTATGGTCGGGGCGTACCGTAAGACCGATCCATTTGGCGAACTGTATGTCATTGCCGTACCTGAATCCACAGGCGCGGCAGCAACCGTCGCTTTGACGGTAACTGGCGAAGCGACGGAAACCGGAACGGTGAATGTCTATACCGGCCGAACCCGCGTTCAGGCTCCCGTGACCAGCGGTGATGACGCTGCGGCGGTGGCTGTGAGCATTAAGGATGCGGTCAATGCAAACCCTGATCTTCCCTTTACGGCAACATCAGAAGCGGGGGTGGTGACACTGACTGCGCGCCACAAGGGGTTATATGGAAATGAAATTCCGGTCACTCTCAATTATTACGGCTTTGGCGGTGGGGAGGTGTTACCGGCGGGTGTGAATATTACGGTTGCCAGCGGCGTGAAGGGGGCTGGTGCGCCAGCTCTTAACGACGCGGTGGCAGCGATGGGAGATGAGCCGTTCGATTATATCGGCCTTCCGTTTAACGACACGGCATCGGTGAACACGATGGCAACTGAAATGAATGATTCCAGCGGTCGCTGGAGTTATGTCCGGCAGTTGTATGGTCACGTTTATACGGCGAAGACGGGGACTCTGTCGGAGCTTGTGGCCGCGGGTGACCAGTTTAACCTGCAGCACATCACCCTGGCGGGCTATGAGAAAGACACCCAGACGCCTGCTGATGAACTGGCTGCAAGCCGTACTGCCCGTGCTGCGGTTTTTATCCGTAACGATCCGGCGCGCCCGACCCAGACCGGGGAACTGGTGGACATGCTGCCGGCACCGAAAGGCAAACGCTTCACGACGACTGAACAGCAGACGTTACTTTCCCACGGTGTGGCAACGGCGTATGTGGAAAGCGGCGTGCTGCGTATTCAGCGGGATATCACGACGTACAGGAAAAATGCGTATGGTGTGGCGGATAACAGCTACCTTGACAGCGAGACGCTGCATACCAGTGCTTATGTGTTGCGCCGTCTGAAATCTGTTATTACCAGTAAATACGGGCGCCATAAACTTGCTAATGATGGTACGCGTTTCGGGTCTGGTCAGGCCATTGTCACGCCTGCCGTTATCCGTGGTGAGCTGGGATCAACATATCGCCAGATGGAGCGGGAAGGCATCGTGGAAAACTTCGATCTGTTCCAGCAACATCTGATAGTTGAGCGTAACGCGAACAATTCGAACCGCCTGGATGTGCTGTTTCCGCCTGATTATGTCAATCAGTTACGTGTGTTTGCAGTGCTTAACCAGTTCCGTCTGCAGTACAGCGAGGAGGCTGCATAATGGGAAAAATTGCGGGAACAACGTATTTCAAAATCGATGGACAGCAACTGTCGGTAACCGGAGGGATTGAAGTCCCCATGAACACCAAAGTTCGTGACGACGTGATTGGCCTGGATGGTTCCGTTGACTACAAGGAAACCAGCCGGGCACCGTATACGAAGGTGACCGCCAAAGTGCCGAAAAACTTCCCGGTCGATAAAATTACGTCTTCTGATGTTATGACCATCACATCAGAGCTGGCAAATGGTCAGGTGTATGTTCTCTCAAACGCCTGGCTGCACGGCGAAGCCAACCATAACCCGGAAGAGGGCACCGTGGATCTTGAGTTCCACGGTGAGGAGGGATTTTACCAGTGATAAAAGAACTTGTGCTCAAAAAGCCGATTATGGCGCATAACGAAAAGCTTCATGTGCTGGAGCTGCGCGAACCGTCCTACGATGAAATCGAAGCCATTGGTTTTCCGTTCACCGTTTCCGGTGACGGCGGCGTCCGGCTGGACAGTTCGGTTGCGCTGAAATATATCCCTGTGCTGGCAGGTATTCCACGCTCCTCGGCAGCGCAACTGGCAAAACTGGATATTTTCAAAGCCTGTATGTTGATCCTCAATTTTTTTACCCGGTCGGAGACGGAGGAGGACTCAGAAAGCGGGTCTACAACACCGCATACTTCTGGCGAATAAACCCCCTGGAGCTCCGGCGGGCGGCGATATCCGATTTTCTGGAGCTGGAGTCGGAGGCTGTCCGTATCAATGAGGAAATGAAGCATGGCTGACAGTTTCCAGTTAAAGGCCATTATCACTGCCGTTGACCAGTTATCGGGTCCGCTGAAAGGGATGCAGCGGGAACTGAAGGGATTTCAGAAAGAAATGGCCGGGCTGGCGATCGGTGCTGCTGCTGCCGGGACCGCTGTTCTTGGGGCGCTGGCGCTGCCCGTGAATGCTGCGATTGGCTTTGAGTCAAAAATGGCTGACATCAGGAAGGTGGTTGACGGCCTGGATGATAAAAAAGCATTCGCGCAGATGAGTGACGATATCCTGACGCTGTCCACACAGTTACCGATGGCGGCGGAGGGAATTGCAGAGATCGTGGCGGCGGGCGGGCAGGCAGGCATTGCCCGCGGCGATTTGATGCAGTTTGCGAACGATGCAGTGAAAATGGGGGTGGCGTTTGATACCACTGCCGAAGAGTCCGGTCAGATGATAGCGCAGTGGCGGACAGCGTTCAAACTGACACAGGAAGACGTGGTTGTCCTGGCCGATAAAATCAACTATCTGGGGAATACCGGCCCGGCAAATGCGAAGAAAATTTCTGATATCGTGACGCGGATTGGTCCGCTTGGCGGTGTTGCCGGGGTGGCATCCGGCGAAATTGCCGCGATGGGCGCCACCATTGCCGGGATGGGGGTTGAATCGGAGATAGCCTCCACTGGTATCAAAAACTTCATGCTGTCGTTAACCGCAGGTAATTCGGCAACCAAAGCCCAGAAACAGGCTATGGCTTTCCTGAAGCTGAATCCCCGGAAACTCGCTGAGGATATGCAAAAGGATTCGCGCGGGGCCATGCTGAAGGTGCTGGACTCGCTCGCGAAAGTGCCAAAAGCTAAACAGGCCGCCGTCATGAATGCGCTGTTTGGCAAGGAGTCACTTAGCGCGATTGCCCCGCTGCTGACCAACCTGGATTTGTTACGCACCAATTTTGATCGTGTGGTTGATGCCCAGGAATATGGCGGCTCGATGCAGAAGGAATACGCATCCCGCGCGGCCACAACAGAAAACCAGCTGGTTCTGCTGAAAAACAGCGTCAATGCGATTTCGGTAACGCTGGGCGATACCTTCCTGCCCGCCATTAACGAAGCTGCAGAAGCGGTCATGCCTTACCTGGAGCAGCTCCGGACATTCGTTCGCGCGAATCCTGAACTGGTTCAGTCTGCGGCGAAGTTCGGCGCGGCGCTGCTGGCTGTTGGCGTATCCATTGGCAGCCTGTCCCGGGCTGTCAAAATCCTGAACAGTGTCATTAATCTCTCTCCGGCGAAAGTCGCCATTGCGGCGCTGGTGGCCGGCGCTATGCTGATCATTGAGAACTGGGACGATGTTGCTCCGGTGATTAAGGCGGTATGGCAGGAGGTCGATAACGTTGCGCAGGAGATGGGCGGATGGGAGACGGTGATTGAAGGGGTTGGTCTGGTTATGGCTGGTTCTTTTACCGTCAGGACCATTGGTGCCCTGCAGCAGTCCGTCCTGCTGGCCGGACGGCTTTCCGGCCTGCTGGGTAAAATTGGCCGGATGGGGGCCATGACGCTGACAATTGGCGTGGCGGTGTCACTCTTTAAAGAGCTTAAGGATCTGGAGCAGGGGGCGAAGGATGCGGGTATGGATGCTGGCGCATTCGCTGTACAGAAGCTGCAAACGAAGGAGCGTGAACGCGGGTATAACGGTTTTATTCCCAGACTCAAAGAGCTTCTTGGTATGGACACCCCGATTCCGCAGGGGCGTTATCAACCTTATGTGCCACTGACCCGGCGTTCTGGCGTACTCGATCGAGCTGTCCCGCCATCAACGCAGCGCAGTGAACTCAAAGTGACATTTGAGAAAGCACCACAGGGCATGAGGGTGCTGGACATACCGAAAACGGGAAATCCTTTAATGAACATTACCCATGATGTAGGGTATTCTCCCTTCAGTAATAAATAATATCTGGAGATGGAGTATGAATAAAATATTGGTTGCTGCTTGTGTGATGGTTTTGTCTTTCCCTGTATTCGCAAAAAAAACACCTACAACTGATTTCGTCAATGAAATTGAAGCAGCAATAAACTCAACAGGAGAGGTCTCTACATCTCTGGATATTACTTGTCCTGCTCAATCAGCAAGCGGGCGTGTTTTGGTTACTCATGCCGATTATACTTATGGGATGAGCAAGGGGGTGTTTGTATTCAAAAACACAGACGATACTCCCGCAGAAATGAAAAGTATTATTCCAATCCATCCAAACAACGACATCATGTCAGATATCATAAGTGGTTGGGATTTTGGTTTTATAATTCGCGGTGGACAATTTTTCGTGAAAGTTATGAAAAATGGTGAAGTGAAAGCAGGAATAAATAAAAACGGTACGTCCGGTGTTACGGAAGTCAAATGTAAAGTGACAAAACCGTAATAATCACTTTATCGACGACATAGAAGCCCGCTTAATGCGGGTTTTCTTTTGGGGTAACTATGGCTTTTTTCTCCTCAACAGGCTGGCGCGGTCGCCTGCGTGATGCATCATTTCGTGGAGTACCTTTCTCCGTTGAAGATGATGAAAGCACCTTTGGACGCCGCGTACAGGTACATGAATATCCGAACAGGGATAAGCCCTGGACGGAGGATTTAGGTCGCGCCACGCGCCGCCTGACGATAAATGCTTATCTTGTCGGTGATGATTACGCAGACAGGCGGGATCGTCTTATTGGTGCCATTGAAACCGCAGGCCCTGGTACGCTGGTCCATCCGCAGTATGGCGAAATGCAGGGTAGCATTGACGGACAGGTCAGGATCACTCACAGCAGTACAGAAGGGCGCATGTGTCGTGTCTCCTTTCAGTTTGTGGAAAGTGGTGAACTTTCTTTTCCGGTGGCAGGAATGGCAACGGCGAAGCGCCTGGAAACGTCAGGCGGGCTTTTCGACGATGCGATTGACAGTATGTTTTCCACATTCTCGTTGTCAGGTATTTCTGATTTTATCCAGAACGATGTCATTGCCGATGCTGCCTCCATGCTGGGCGATGTTGCCGATGCTTTCAGGATGGTTGACTCCGGCGTGTCTGCAGCAATGCGGCTGTTACAGGGGGATTTGTCTGTCATTCTGATGCCACCGAGCGCCGCAAGTGATTTCGTTAACGCACTGCAAAAAGCCTGGCGCTCAGGTGACAGGCTCAGAGGCAGTACATCGGATCTGGTCACGATGATAAAAACGATGTCAGGTATCACGCTTGATCCCGGTCTTTCCCCCCGTGGCACCTGGCCCACTGACTCCGGATCTGCTGCGAAACAGAAAATGCAACGCAATATGATCGCAGCCGCCATCAGGACAACAGCCATCAGCACAGCCGTCCACGCCGTGACAACACTGAAGCAGCCGCGTGATGTACCTGATGTCCGGGGCGTAAATCAGCCTGCAGGAACAGGCAGTGACTCAGACATTATCACTGTCATGCATCCGGCGCTGGATGGTGTACAGACAGTCGGTAATGGCAGCTCTCCACCGAATTATGAAGATCTGAAAGCTATCCGGACCGCGCTCAATGCTGCGATTGACCAAGAGCAGTTGCGTATCCGGGACGATGTGCTTTTCCAGCAAATTTCCGTTATGCGGACGGATCTCAATCGCGATATTTCTGCACGGCTGGCACAGGTTGAACGTACTGCATTGCGAACGCCTGATGATGTTCTGCCTGCGCTGGTACTGGCTGCGACCTGGTATGACGACGCCGGGCGGGAATCTGACATCCTCACTCGTAATCCCGTTCCCCATCCAGGATTTATCCCGGTTGAGCCGCTGAGGGTTCCGGTACGATGAATAATACGGTTTTTTTACGCGTCAACGGGCGTGACTGGGGAGGATGGACGTCAGTACGGATAAGTGCGGGCATTGACCGTATTGCCCGGGACTTTAATGTCTCGATCACCCGGCAGTGGCCTGGTGGAGAAGACGTACCGCCAGTAAAAAATGGTGACGCTGTAGAGGTACTCATTGGCGATGATTTAGTCATTACCGGCTGGGTTGAGGCGTTACCGCTACGTTATGATGCGCAGACCATTATGACGGGCATTGTCGGGCGCAGCAAAACGGCAGATCTTATCGACTGTTCTGCGTCGCCTGCACAGCATAACGGGAAAAATTTATTCCTGATCGCCAGCGCACTTGCCCGGCCATTCGGTGTGGACGTTGTTGATGCAGGCGCGCCGGCAGCCGCCGTTATTGAGGCTCAGCCGGAACATGGTGAAACGGTTGTGGACTGTCTGAACAGGTTGCTTGGACAGGCTCAGGCGCTGGCATATGACGACGAACGGGGACGGCTGGTTCTCGGCAGACCGGGCAGTATGAAAGCAGCCACGGCACTGGTACTTGGCGAAAATATTCTTTCCTGTGATACCGAGCGTAGTGTTCGTGAGCGTTTCTCCAGTTATCTGGTTACGGGGCAGCGTCCTGGTACGGATGACGATTTCGGCGAGGCAACCATTGCTGCTATCCGGCAGAGTACTGGTGATGCAGGCGTCACGCGGTATCGTCCCCACACCATTCAGCAGTCAGGAACTGCCACAACTGACAGCTGCAAATCACGCTGTGAATTTGAAGCCCGTCAGCGTGCGGCGAAAACGCTGGAAACCACCTATACCGTACAGGGATGGAGACAGGGGAATGGCGAATTGTGGAAACCGAATCAGGCCGTGGTGGTGTATGACCCGCTGAACGGTTTTGACAATGAAACGCTGGTGATCGCCGAAGTGACGTACAGCCAGGACAATAACGGCACCCTGACCGAAATCCGGGTGGGGCCTGCGGATGCTTATCTTCCTGAACCATTCAGGCCGAAAGCGAAGAAAAAAGTCAGTGAGGAGGCGGATTTCTGATGGCTAACCATCCTCTTCAGAACATGATAACGCGCGCAGTCATTACCGCGATTGATACCGTCAGAAAATGCCAGACTGCCGGACTGAAACTTATTGCCGGTGAAAAAAAAGAAAATGTGGAGCATCTTGAACCTTACGGTTTCACCTCTGCAGCACAGAATGGCGCAGAAGCGGTGGTATTGTTTCCCGGCGGTGACCGTTCACACGGAGTGGCTGTGGTTGTGGCTGACCGCCGCTTCAGACTGAAAGGGCTGGCGCGCGGGGAAGTCGCGCTATATGACGATCAGGGGCAGTCGGTCACATTAACCCGCGCCGGAATAGTGATAAATGGCGGCGGAAAGCCAGTTATTTTCACGAATGCCACTAAAGCACGTTTTGAAATGCCGATCGAATCCACTGGCGATATCAGGGACAACTGTGACAGCAGTGGAAAAACGATGGCTGAAATGCGCACGACCTATAACGGTCATACCCATAAAGAAAATGGCGATGGCGGCGGTATAACCGATAAGCCTGGCCAACCCATGAGCTGACATCATGATCCTTTATGTTAATGGAATCCGTAAGGATGCCACGGCTTCGCTCGACCTTCTGACGCGGGCAGTGGTGATTTCTCTTTTTACCTGGCGCCGGGCGGAGCGGGATGACAGGACCCCACAGCCATACGGCTGGTGGGGGGACACCTGGCCTGCTGTTCAGAATGACCGCATCGGTTCCCGCCTCTACCTGCTGAAACGCCGCAAACTCACCAATAAAACGCCGCAGGATGCCCGCGAATACATGCAGCAGGCGCTGGCGTGGATGACAGACGATGGCGTGGCGGCACGTATTGATGTGACATCTGAACGCACAGGAACAGATACCCTGGCAGCTGGCGTGACGATATATCAGCGGGACGGGGTAATTCACAATATTACATTCGATGATATATGGAGCGAACTTAATGGCTGACAGTCAATTTGCACGTCCTGAACTTCCTCAATTGATTGTTTCGCGAATCAGCGAGGCGATAAGCCTGGCGACCGGGGAAGTGGCACATCAGCTGCGTGTGCCGACGGCAGATGTGGTACTGGAAAAAACTGAACTTCCTGTCCTGGGGAATATAACCTGGGCCACCTATACCGGGGAGAACGGATAACTATGGCATTACAGGACGAATATACGCAGTTACTTTATCACCTTCTGCCGGAAGGGCCTGCCTGGGACGGAGAAAATCCACTGATTGAAGGGCTGGCGCCGTCGCTGAACCGGGTACATCAGAGAGCGGATGAACTGATGGCTGAAATTGATCCGGCCAGAACCACAGAACTGATAGACCGTTATGAACAGCTGTATGGCCTGCCTGATTCCTGTGCACCGGAAGGCGTGCAGACATTACAGCAGCGCCAGCAACGGCTGGATGCAAAGGCAAATGTTGCCGGCGGTATAAACGAGAGGTTTTATCGGGAACAGCTTGATGCGCTGGGGTATACCGCTGCCACCATTGAGCAGTTTCAGAATCTCGACAGCACACCCGATCCTGAATGGGGGGAATTCTGGCGTTACTACTGGCGTGTGAATATTCCGGCCGATGCGAACATCAGCTGGCAGACCTGTACAAGCACCTGCGACTCTGCGATCAGAACGTGGGGCGATACTGTTGCTGAATGTGTGATTGATAAGCTTTGTCCATCGCATACGGTTGTTGTTTTTGCTTATCCGGAAGGAAAAGAGAATGCACAGAATTGATACGCCCACCGCGCAAAAAGATAAATTTGGTCAGGGAAAAAACGGATTTACGAATGGTGATCCCGCCACGGGCCGCCGCGCAACGGATCTCAACAGTGATATGTGGGATGCAGTCCAGGAAGAGGTCTGTACTGTTATTGAAGCCGCCGGCATACCACTCAGTAAAGGCGAACATACGCAGCTTCACGCCGCCATTGGCAGGCTGATCGATGAACAGGTTAAAACCCGTCTTGAAAAAAATCAGAATGGCGCTGACATCCCGAATAAGCCGCTGTTTCTCCAGAACGTTGGTTTTCAAGAACCAATAAATCGTGTGGCTGATGCGCTATAA